ATATTCCTGCTTCTGTCTTTCGATGTCTTGTAATTCTATTTTGTTGTTCAGTTCACGTTGCGCCATTTCTTTGTCTATGCCGTCCTCCATCGCATTTATCCGAGCCTGTTCTACTTGGTTCTCCAAATCCGTATCAAGTCGTATTCGTTCACTTGCATTTTTTTTACGGAGTTCTTTAATCCTGTTCAGCTGGTCGGTATAGGCGTTTATGTCAGTCAATCCGGTGGCTGTTTTAGGCAGCTTTGCACGGAGTGAGTCAATTCGTAATTGTAACGCATTGTATTCCTTGCTTCCGCTTACAGTTTCTCCCTGCTCTTTCTCTAATTTTGAGATTTGTGTTTTGACTTCATTGATTACCCTCAAATCTTTCTCACGTTCAAGTATAGTGTCTTGAAGCGACTTGATATAAGCCTCTTGTTGATCCACTGCTTCTTTCGTGCCGCTGCCGTCTGCAAGGGCCTTTTTTAATGAGGCAAGTGAGGTTTCAGCCTTCTTGATTTCTTCTTCAAGTTGGGAGATGGATTTACCTTCGGTGGAAAATGGCTCATTTGCTGCCTGTTGAGAGGTATTTATACTTGTAACGCCAAACTTTTCACGCGCTTTTTCATCTAAATCCTCTGTTATTTTTTGCGCTTCTCGGATATTGGAGATATATGTATCAATACGTGAATCCGCAAAAATCGTACCTTTGTCTTGTATTTCATTTAGTTTGTCTTGGATCTCAGCATCCAAATCTCTTTGTTCCAATATGGCATGGTAGATTTGTGAATAGAGTTTCGCACCTTCTTTATCTCCTAACTCGCTATATAGGCGGTCTTGTATCTTTCCGAGATTATCGGACATTATGTTGTCCAACCAATCTTCCTGCTGCGACTTGAATTGCTGGTATTGTCTTGCCCCGTAAGAATGCGTGATTGCATCTGTGAGTTTTTTATATGCTTCTTCCGTGAGTCCAACTTTATTGATTTCTTCTTCTAGACCTTCATAATACTTGCTATACCCTGCAACAATTTTTTCTTTGACGGTATTATATTCATTTGTACCTTCTTTTAATGCAGATAATTCTCCCTTGAGCTTAGCAAGTTCCCTTTGCTCAGATAAGGATGCTTTCTCAGATTCTTTTTCCGCAGCATTCAGCCTTTCCTGTGCCTTTTCTGCTTCTGTTTGATATGTAACTAATTTATAAATACCTAAACCTAGTGCTGCTATTGCCGCTGCTACTGCAACATATGGATTTTTTGCCATTGCTACATTTAGAGCATCCGTTTTCGTTTTCAGAACGGTAATAATAGCTTGCATCTTTGTCAATCCTGCCATGTGAGCAAGAGTGGCTTGATAGCGCAAATTCTCAATGGCGGAAATAGTAATGAGCGCAGTTCTGTATGCTCCGTATGTACCGACCAATTCAATTAGTATTTTTCCTACTTTTTCATAGTTTTCTATCAAATAAGAGACGCTGGATAATGCATCATTGATAATACCTTCATTCGCTTTGCCGATGTCGTTCAACATCATCGAGAAACTATCTCCTATGTTAGAAATCTGTCCGGTAATGGTTTTGCTTTGTTCTTGCATTAAGTTAAAGAACATACCACCCTCGTTGGTAAGGTTCTGTATGACTTTCTGAACCTCTGGGAACCCTATCATACCAGCTTCTACCATTCCTTTGATTTCACTTTCAGCTACTCCAAATTCTTTGGCAAGTTCTTTTATCATTGGAATACCTCGTCCAGTGAATTGGTTTAGGTCCTGTGTATAAAGTCGACCTTGTGTCATAGTTGTACCATAGAGATATACTAAGTCGCCCAAAGGTTGTGAAAGTCCGGCTGCAATGTTCCCTAATCGTATAAGAGTCTCGTTAACATCTTCGGCAGAAGTACCGTAAGCCAGTAATTGACGAGCTCCATTGGCAACACCTTGTAGATCGAATGGAGTTTTGGCGGCTGTTTCTGTGAGCTGAGCCATAAGGACGTTTGCCTTTTCACTACTTCCAAGCATAGTGGTAAAGGCGACCTCTAATTGTTGAAATTCACCTCTTACTTGTATAATATTTTGGATAAGTTCTTTTGCTGTAAAGCCAGCCCCAAAAGCTGCAGCTGCTTTCGTCATTTTGTTGAACATATCTTCTATGCCCAATCCATTTTTTTCTATTTCCTTAGAAGTATTGGTTACTCCGGTTTCTACTTCTCGTAGTTTACGAAGAAAATTAGAATTGTCGCCTGTTATATCAAAATGAAGTCCGGCCATGAGTCTTTTCGATTAAAGGGGGTAGATGTAACATCACATCATTTGCAAATATACAAAAGTGTATGAAATTCATATACTTTTGATAAAATAGAATAGAGTTAATAAAGTTTAACTAATGTGTGAGTATAAATATTTTAATAAATGATTATTGTATTATACTTTTGACGAAACAATCTTAACAGCATAAGATATGGATTTCAAAGATACAATTCAACAGATTGTAGAGAAAATTGCTAAACAGAAGGATAGCATAGCAACGGAAGAAGCGACAAAAACCTCTTTTGTAATGCCTGTGATAGCAGCATTGGGATATGATGTATTCAATCCCTTTGAGGTTGTACCGGAAATGGATTGTGACTTAGTTAAGAGGAAAGGCGAAAAAATAGACTATGCCATAATGAAGGACGAAAATCCTATACTACTTATAGAATGCAAGCATTGTAAACAAAACTTGAATTTACATGACACTCAGTTACAAAGATATTTTGTCGCTTCAAAGGCTAGGTTTGGGGTCTTGACGAATGGAATAGAATATCGCTTTTATACAGATTTAGAGAAGGTGAACATAATGGACGAAAAGCCGTTCCTTGTGGTGAATATGCTTGATTTATCGGACAACGATATTGAGCAACTAAAAAAGTTTCATAAGTCTTATTATAATGAGCAAGATATATTGAGTACGGCACAAGAGTTACAAATCACGATACAAGTAAAAGAAATGCTTAATCGTAATTTCCAAATGCCGGACGATGAATTTACACGTTATTTTGTCCGTAATCTTAATGATGGGAAATATACGGCAAAACTTGTGGACCAATATAGACCGATTGTTAAGAAATCCATTGCTTCGGTGATTAACGATATTATATCCGACCGTTTGAATGTGGCTATGAAGAATGAGAATAAGGAGGAAAAGCAAATGCCACAGGAGGTTGAGAATGGAAATCAACAGTCGGACGAAATAAACGAAGAAAAACTTCCCGATGGTGTAGTATTTCAAGACCGAGAAAAAGGTATAGTTACTACACAAGAGGAGATAGATGCCTATAACATTGTGCGCAGTATATTGAGGCAGTATGTAGATGTATCTCGTATTCAATATAACGACTACAAGACTTATTTTTCCGTGAACATAGATGGTAGTACATGGTGGTGGATTTGCCGCATTTATATAGGGAAACGGAGTAAAAAAATATGCTTGCCAAAGGATAACTACAAGACGAATGAATGGATTGACATTGAGACTATCGATGATATTTTTAATTATGCCGATGGTCTTAAAGAGGGTCTGGATTTGGCGAAAAAATGTGCTGATAAATAATATTTTCAAGATGGTAAATAAGTATTAATTATGAAGCGTATATTCTACATCTTAATATTTACATGTATTTATTCATTCCATTCTTGTACAGATAAATATCCTACTGATTATACCAAAGACCTACCGTTCGGACTCGAATATAACATGACGGAACACGAGGCTCATACTATTGTCGATTCGCTTGCAAGAGCTGGGATTGTTGAACTATACTGTGAAGAGAGAAACGGGTTCTCGTATAAGTTTTTACATGATGATGAAGAAATAGCATTGTCCGCTTCATTGAGATTCTACAATGATTCGTTGTATGAAGTCGATGTAAGGCGGAATGGAATTGGCAAACAAGGAGATGGGAAAAAACATTATTTGGCTGCTATTGACTTCTTCAAATCTCAAAAAATAAACCTTGCTTCGTATAAGAAAGAACACGATGGCATATCAGGGAAATACGAATTTGACTACAAGAAATATCCGTATGAAATTTCACTATACGCCACCGACTATAGCTTATATGGATTAATCATGGTCTTCTCAAACACCAAAATAACAGATCTGTTATACAAGAAAGAGCTGCAATTTCGCCGAGAGGTACGAATGGACGGAGAATCATTTTGCGAGTCCATAATTGGTTTGTCCGTTGGAATATACAAAGCAACAATAACAGATGCAGGATTTTTAGTCATAGGGGTACGACCAATAAACAATCCCAATTTTGATTATTTTGCTCAGTCTTACCTTGAACAAGCATTAAATGCAGGTATTCAAATAAAAGGCTGTTTCGTAGTAGATATAGATAAATCGACTTGGTTAAACGGAGCGGTAAAGGGGGAAAGAATAGGTAAAGCTTATAGATGAGTAAGAACAAGTAAGTCTTGACTATTACTTTTAATCCCACTTCATGCCTTTTATTTTATCTATATTTTTAGGATCGTCCCCGTTTATAAATGTTCGGTCCGTAGATATATGATATTTTTTTATCTCGTCGTCAGTAAGGTATATAGATGTTATGTAATCATTAAGTAACATATGCAGGTTGGCATAACTAATACCCCATACAACATAGTCCATAGTCCAGCCATAGCGTTCGCAGGCTATATCTATCAAAGTACCATAAATACTTTTACCTCCAAAAGTTATAGTGTTACACTTCTTTTTCTTGATTCTTGATATTTTTTCTTGTTCTTTTTTCTCAATATCAATCTTAAAGTGTTGAATAAACTGGTCAATGTTATCCTTTGATAACACTATTATGAATAGTTGAGCAAGTTCTTCATTCGATAGGTTGTCTTCAAATAGCTTTCGTCTTTCATTTATTAGGTGGCTATTGAATAATTCTTCCTTTTTATCGAATGTATGGTAAGACAATATTTTGCATATAATATCTCTTTTGGAATCGCATAATCGTAATGCTTCCATATATGGATTTATAGAAAGGAAGTCTTTATTTATTTCTAAATTTTCGGTAAGACGTGATAAAAGGTATATTTTACCCAATGTGGCAGGGTATAAGTAGAATTGCATTTCTCCTATATGGAACTCATAAGGTCTTTCCATGATAGTATCTGCAATATCCATTTCTATTATTTTCCCTTCTTTGTCCATGCAAAATAAATTATATTGAGCGCAACTGTGGGGTCGAACCACAACTTTATACATGGAGTGTATATGTGCTACCGTTACACTAGATACGCAGAACACGTGGGTACGAAGCCCCCACGTTTGGCTCTATCTACAACCTATTGAATTATCCACCACCACTTGGATTAGGAGCTACTTCGAATTTATCACCGTCTCCAGACTCATCTTCAGGATCGCAGTCAATTTTACTGATGTTTCCACCGGATTCCGTCACGATGATTTTACCCCACTGAATTTGTTTTTTATCGGCGGCTGCTTTCAACGCATCAAAAGTGTATGCCCAAACACCACCGTCAGCAGAAGTAAAAGTGTCTTCAACGGAAACTGTCGTTTTCTCCATGCAGAAACCTTGAACTTCTGGGTCTTCCGGTTGAACAACAACAGCATAATTGTGTGCAACAACACCATCGCTATCACTTACAGGACGCTTACGTCCTTTTGCGGCACGAATGTTCAATGCCAAAGCATAGGTATTCTTTCCATACTTTACATCCTCATTTTCGCCTCCTTCGATTTTTGCTTCTTGTTTATCTCCTTTTGTTGTTGTCAACTGTGTAGAATCTTCCACAGGGGTAGGTAATTCCTCCCATTTAGGAGCAGAAGCATCCAAATCTTTTATAAATACACGGGGCTTACCCCATCCTATTACTGCCATGATATACCTAATTTATATTAAAAATTTATTCGTTATTTATCTCTATGTACAGTTTGTTATTAATGAAATGCTCTGTATGTCCGTCTTCAAATGAAACTCCTGTTGAATCAGTTTTTTGACTGCATTGTGATGGAACCGTATGATATTCGTCTTTTCGTATAGAGAATAAAAACTTCGATAGTTCGCATAATTCACGAATTCGGATTGAATCTTTTTCCCATGTTTTGGTTTCAGAGTCCCATAAGTCTTTGACATATATATTGACATTCACATAGGCTCGTTGTATTTGCCCGCAACCTTCATTTGCAAGAACAGATATGACTATATCTTCTTTATCAGATTTGTTGGGCCTTCCTCTGTCACTCAATTTACCGGAGACATTACGTTCGAGTTCTGTACCTTTAATTTTGTGATAAACGAACTTAGCTATTTCAATATCGGATTTCATTATTTCGCAATCTGTCTTTTAAGTTTTTCAAGCATCAATGGAACTTGTTCTCTTGCCCAAAGTTCGGTTGATGCAAGTACGTCTTTATTATCCATCGCTTCTACAAATTCAGCATAGTTCATTCCGGCGACTACGATAAGTACATAGTTATTAGAATATCTTTTAGCAAGTTCTTTCGCTAAGTCTTTACCTGTTTTTACACCTTCTGAACCTTGATTCACTTGGTTGAAAGTTGAGTATTGAATGATGTTCTTATTATGAGCAATCACATATCCAACCGAACTACGCAAGTTGCCTGTTTGGTCGTACCAACTTTTATCACCTGCTCTATCACGAATTTTTGTAACGCATTGTTCGCCAAGTTTGGATAAAGCACGAATAGTAAGACGCTCGACACGCTCTGCTTCTCTCATGAGCATGTCATGCACTTCGCTTAGCTTGGTGGTCATTCTTATACCCATAGTTTACATTGTTTCTGGTAGCGATGGAAACCTTTCACACTAAACTCCCTTTCAATTCCTTCAAGCAGATGTATCTTAATCCTGTCACCGATCATGAATGTTCGACAATTTGAACGTAGATAAACTGTATATGAATAGCTTCTTACAATACCATCGTCAAACTCTTTTTCAGAGGCTTTACCAGCAGGAACTGCGTCGCATTCAATACAGCCTTCCCAGTTAGTTTCTCCTTCATGATAATCACCATTGCTATCCTCGTAACCATCTTTTGATACGAGGTACTGCAATCTGTGTGGATATAGTCTTATTACTGACATATTACAAAAGGCAGTCACCTATATATACCATTGGCTTTGCCTCCAACTCTACCGAAGGTTCACCAATGGCATTATAGATTGAGTTAACACGTAACAGAATACGTTCTTTGTCTTTATCTGATAAAGAACCGAAAGACTTGTCTGCTTCAGAAAAATTGATAGCCTGAACTAAAGACCAAAGACAATCAGCCAAAGCTCCCATATACTCCTTTGAGTTCATTGTATCTGAATCGCAATCACCAACTGGATTGAGTTTGCGTTTTATCATCACATTCTCTACAAAACCTTCTGGAATAGGGTAATGTATTTCGTCTATAAGAGCTTGCTGAATTGTCTTCATGGCTTAACTATCTCCATTTGTTGTTTTATATGATTCAACAGCTTTTTTGAGCTTAGCTTCATCGGCATCATTCAATTTGTTTACAGCAGCAATTAACTTATCGTCTGGAATAGTCGTCGATAAGTTTTTACCGGTTATTTTATTGAACTCTGCGACGAAGTTTGCTTTTATGTAAGCTTGTCCCCAAATGGTGATGTTCTTATCGGTAGAATCTTTTCCCTCTTCGGTAGTGTCAATCGTTTGAGCCTCTGAGATGTCAAGAGAGTAGATTTGGTCTACGTTTTCAATAACAGGGAGAACTAATGCTTGACCACTTGTAAATTCCTGCAAAGGATCATTTTTAGAATACTTGCTGATAAGTTTGTATTCATCTACCGTGGAATAAATTACTCCTGCTACGGGATTAGTAACTTCTGCAAGTGTGCCCCAAACCAATGCGCCAACTTCTTGTGTAGTAAGGAATATTAGTTTGTTCGCATTCCACGGTTTGTACGGAATGCGTTTACCATTTTTCTCAGAAATGACTGTACGGTCAATCTTTAAGAATGTAATTCCGTTGTTGTCATCGGCAAATGCTTCGTCAAACAATGTAGCAGTAGGAACAGGTAACTTAGTGTTGCTGTCGAATGTCTGACCTCGATAGTTGGCAACCAATTCTTTTGCCCATTGTTCTTGTCTCATTTTATTGTAAGTCGATAACGAGATTGCTATCGTTGTAATTGAGTTACCATCTGCGTCAGCTTTTGCAATAACACGCTTTATGTCATCAGAAGAAATAGTTCCAGCTGTTTCTACACCAAAGCTATTTTGCGGTAAATAGTTGAAATTTATGCGCAATCCAGTTCCTGTATTGTTTTCATCTTCAACGATTACAACTCCATCAGATAAAGCAGTTAAAAAGTTTGCTTCGTTCTTTTCATCGATACCAACAGAGCAAGCTACCGCATCGTTGGTTAGCTTGTTAGCTATATTAGTGAACGCAGCTCCTTGAGCTTTCATGATGTTGATTGTGTTGATCTGAGTCTCACGAAGAATTTTTTTCATTCCGACCTTTGGCAATGTACCATTTGCGTGAGCAATGGAGTCTCTCATCTTGGGAGGGAGAGGTGAGTCCATTGCTACCATGTCGGCCGCAACATAAGTTGTGTTAACTGATGCACTTTCCCACTTTTGGTCTGCGGAATATTCTTTGCGAAGCATTGTCTTGTGAAGATATGTAAGCTGATTGCCTCGCTTACCATTGATTCTCTCGATGATGGTTTGAAGTTTCGGGAAAATCTTTCTGATGTATTCAATAAATAGTGATTCTTTCATTTTTTACCTCCTTTCTACATTAATCGTGTAAGAATACAAGAGTTGGCAATGCCGTTTTCATAGCCGCTTTTATGTCGTCTATGGGGTATGGACTCGCCAAATCATTGACTTCGCCACTATACATAATACCAACCAATGGTTCACTAGTTGGTTTTGTACATACAACTACTCCTACATATTCATGAGAACCGGGAAGTGAGTCGTATCCATCGCCAGATGATTTTACGGGCATAGGTTTGTACGTGTCTGTTGACGGATCACGAATAACAACGTGCCCGGCTTTAATAACCGGAAGGTTATAATTTGATACGTCAAGAGTACGACCTCCGATAATGCCAGCTACATAATGCCGGATTACGACAGAATCCATTCCGGCATTGAGAACTTCCATTTCGCTTGATAAATTTGCTGTTGCACCCATTGTTACAATTTCTTTTTTGACTTAGAAAGTGTTGACTAAATCTTCAACTTCTTTGTCGGTTAATACTTCGTCTTGTTTACCCGAACCTTTACTTCCGGCAGCAGGAGGGGTTGCCAATGTTGCCAAACCTGCATCTGCACGCTCTTGATTGTAATTCTTCAGGTCTTCCTCAACATCTGAATAGAACTCCTCGAAATCGTCGTCACTTTCAAAGCTCATCTTAGAGAAGCTTTTCAAGGTACGTGAACCGAATGTTCCAGTGTCTTTCAGCAGGGCTTCAAGTTTGGCCTTACGCAAGTTAGAAACTTTTTCACCTTCCAATGCGGCAAAACGGGCTTCCTGTTGTTCTCTGAAAGACTTAAACCATGCGGGTTCTTCGTCTTGTTCATTTCCTTTGTTGTTGGGATTTTTCTTGTTTGAACCAGCTGGACGAGAGCCGCCTTTTGACGTGTCATCGTCAACTTCGTCATCATCATCTTCTTCTGATTCGGGGTGTTTTTTCTTCCATTCGTCAAGCAAACGGTTGGCTTGCGACTGGCCGAAAGTGAGGTAAGGGAGAACCGCTTCTATCTGCTCGTCGATTTCTGCGTTTACATCCTCTTCTGAGGCATCTTCTGCGGATTTCAGGTTATCGGCAATCTTGGCGGCGATACCCTTCAATTCCTTAGCGTTGAACCCTAACGCCTTCGCTTTAAGTTTCAACCTTACGAAAACTTGCTGTTGTCTGTTCATTTCATTTAGGTTTAAACAAAAAAATAGTCTGCGTAGCAATGTAGCCAGCAGACTATTCGCATCTTCTTTCAGATGTGCCTCCGCCTAAACGGACAAACAGGTGTTTACGACAAGTCGGGTGGCGTACATCTTCATACGCTTTTTGCAAATATACAGTAAAGTATATGAATTTCATACACTTTTCAATAAAATATTGATCGAGTTTTATTTTTTTTAAGAAAAGAGGATAATAAAAATAAGACAAAGTAATACAAAAACAAGATAGTTGGGAATGAGTGATTTATCATCAAGTAACCAAAGGCGAGTGGAAGTGAATTTGCGTTATTATCCAGTTATTCTATTGAGAATGGCAAAGATTGCTTCGTCAGTGAATCTGAAAATTGCGTGTGAGGTTGCAGATTAGATACTATATAAGGCATTCATCGTTCATTGAAAGATAATCATTTTCAGTTAGAATAATACTGTCTAATAATTTTATATCAAATATATCTAATAGATTTTTAAGGGAGTGAGTCATTTTTATATCCTCATTACTAGGGTTTTTGTTACCGCTTGGGTGATTATGAACGAATATGACATTAGTAGAGAGGGTATCAATAGCATATTTGGCAATCAATCTTTTGTCAGCTAATGCGCTGCATATTCCTCCTTGAGAGATTTTAGCATACCCGGTTATATTGCAGGCTTTGTTCATCAATATAATGAATGCACTTTCGTAAATAAGAATATCTTCATGATAGAACTTTCTTGCGAAATTAGCAGAGTCTATAGAAGAATAAACTTTGACAACCTCAAAATCTTGTTTTTTTGCTGTTATGCTGTATTCTACTGCTTTCTTTTTCATTGCTCTTATGTATTTTATGCTATTTCGAATTTGTAGTTAGGATTGTTTGCTTTCATCGATTTTATGTTTAAAGATGAGTATATAAGCCTGTCACTTGTGTAAACACTTCTTGCAACTGTTCAGCATAAATATCACTCAAAAAGAAGACCTCTTTGGCCTCGGAAAAAGAAAAAGTCTTTTTGTTTAATTTCGGGGATTTGATGAATCTCATAGAATAAGTATCTTTACCTTCTTCATAAGTAATAATTAATTTATCTGCGCCAGATTTATTTTTGCTCAATTTAATAACCTGCTCTAGGTCACCAGATTCATTCTCCATGTAACCGGTAAATTTTGATCCTGTCATAACTACAAATCTATGTCTGCCAAGTTGTTCGTATAAGGCTAACATTATTTCTTTTATTTGTTCTTCTGAATGTTTCATTACTCTTATTTTACTTGTTAATCAGGATAATAAGATTCAAATTGTTTAGTAAGTAAAGCGAATTGCATACCCTCTGAATAATCTTTAAGATCATTAAAATCATCTTTATTATAGGCTCTTGGCTCCATATCGAAAGATATGTTATCATAGAGCTTACCATTCTTTACGGTGTAAATACACCAGCTTTGAAGCTCCATATTATCATCTACTAAAATGTAATCGCCATTTACCGTAAGCATTTTTTCGATGTCAGAGAAAAATGCTTTAATTTTTGATTTGTCTACAGTACTCATTGCTCTTTGTCTTTTAATTGTTAGTAATATTGATTTGTTTTAGTATTGTAAAGATACTCATTATCAGCGAGTTAACCAAATATTTGCAGCCTTATTTTGCTCATAATCAAGAGTTTAACTTTTAGTAACTTGGATATTGTAATATCAAAAACGCCGACTTTCACAAGCCGGCGTACATAAGAGCAATGAAAACTGCAATTATTAATAAATAATAAGACAGTCTTCGATGCAAAGATAGAGGTTTATAGCGATCATAAAAAGTCTTTTAGTAATTCTTCGTCACTAATAAAATCATAGTCAAATGGATAAAATGTATTAGCAAGTGCATCCATATAGTCTGGCGAACGTTTGATACGTTTCTTGATTTCTTCTTTCGGTTCAATTATAATCCGTCCATCGCTTTGGAACTTCCAGTGTGTTTCGGTTGCTTCCTCCATGAGTTTGTCACAAGGGGGAATAGCCGCCCCAAAACCGTTCTTAGGGTTAAGCCAATCACGTAAAGACCAATAGCAGTAAGCTCGCATATTGGCAAATTCATATTGTCCGGTAAGGTCATGCAAGCCTTTTGCACTCTCGGAATACTTGCAAGAATAAACATTCCTATATCCGAGTTCTTCCAGTCGGGAATATACTCCAGCTCCTTCACCTATTGTATCGATGTACGCTTTGGATTTTTTGTCAGAAAGATATATGATGTGCATTCCTGCGACATGCATGTGATCCGCTTTTCCAGCAGATTGGTGAACTTCAAATTTAGGGACATAGTTTCCGTATCGAGGGCAAAGTACACTTTCATCTCGACCCATACCAGCAACATCAGAACCAATCTTACATGATTTAGACGGTGTAAAACCTTCTTCTTGTAAACGATTCCAATTATCATTTGCAATCTCTATCCATTCATACGGAATAAGTACATCTTCGGAGACTTTTGGAAACATACCAAGTACCTTGACACGAAAAAGGTCATTAGGTCGGTATAGACCATCTTCCCACTTAAAATCACCTTCTCCTTCATTAAAATCTGCCTTCTGAATGGGAGAACACCAATTTATCACTTTATCTTTTACCCATTCATAATCTACTTGACCGGGAATGACTAATTTCCTTTTGACTACATTCTCTGCATTGAGTGAGTTTAACCGGAATTTCGCAAATCGATTGGATTTCATGGCTCGTGCGGCATAACCCGTAGTTATGTTAGGATTAAACACGATGAGTAAACGGGAATTTCCCTGTAAGTTACCTTCAATAGCATTGTATGTTGCTTCTGAAATACCCGATGCTTCAGTAACGACGAACATTGTATTCACAGCGTGGAACCCAGACCATGCTTCAGTATTGTCATCACCAGCCTTAAACCCCGTCAGGAACCATTCTTCATAATCAGTCTTTATACCCGAAGACAACAATCTTCCCGGAAGAAAAACTGCATTTCTGTACAAGCGTGAGATTTCCGGGATCATAATATTCTGTACCTGCCTTGCTGTTGGTGCAGTCATGGCAATTTTTGTATTCTTGGATAATTTGCCATCTTTCCAACGTGGAGTGAGGTACATAAAACACATAGCAGCACATGCTGCAACGAAGTCCTTACCACGAGCTGTACCTGATGCAACAGCTGTCATAGGATTGTGCTGGACAGAGGATATGATAGATTGCTGCTCGCTGTCTAAACGAACCTTCAAAACATCACGGCAAAACCTATTCCAGTCTTCTATCCATGACTTTAAGTAGCGTATGTCCTTGCGTACATGGTTCATTCCTCATCATCAGGCAATTCTTGCATCAGTTTCTCAAATGGATTGACAGTAACCTCCTGTTCTAGCCTCTCAACATATCCTCTCTCGCGCATTTTGGTCTTACTAAGCCAAATGAGCATTGTGTTGTCTTGTTCTGTCAAAGCCTTTGAGAACATAACAGTTTCTAATTTATCTTTAAACGCTTCTTCTACTTCTTCCCATTGCTTCCTAAACTCTTCATCTTTCTCTTTCCACTTGTATGCAATGGAACGAGATATTCCGGCTGCCTCACACGCTTTCGTAACGTTAAGCAGTCTTGCATCAAGTGCATTCAGAAAAATCTCTTTCTTTTTCTTTACAGGAATCCTAAACTTCTGTCCCATCTTTATTTACCTCCAATACGTTATTTACTATTTCCAACATCTTACAAATGCTTAATGCCTGAGCCTTGATTTTATATTTCGCTTGGACTTTTGCACTGATTTCATTTAAATGGTGCATGGTTTCCATATCTACAAGAGTAAGATTTCCCAACTCTTTTTCCGAATAACACTCTAGCGTTTCCATGAGTTTGTCGAATGATGCTTTCTGCGTGTCTATGAACATCAGCGTTACAGGAACAATTTCGTTATTCGGCATTTCTACTGTGTAATTAATATCCTTTACACTTTCCAATACTTCGTTACTGATGTGTGCGTATTCTTTTAAGGCAACATCAGTTATTTCATCAAGTAGCTGTTTTAATACCTCCGCATCGTCTTGACCAACAATACTGTTATGACTGAGTTGTGTCGCTAATAGCCAATCGTTGGAAGTGTTATTCTCATCAATATACATTACGTGAATAGAAGTAAGACCTGCCATCTTTGCTGCCTGTGTTCTATGATTACCACTGACAACTGTATATGTACCATCATTATGCTTTACACAAAATGGAACAGATGAAAGCTGCCCATCTCTACGGATATTATTAACAAGTGCATTAAATGTGTCATTGCTCATAAAATGAGCATTCTTCTTGACAAATTTAATGTCAGAGAGTTGAACTTCCTCAATTTTAAATTTTTTCATATTACTCCTTTCTAGGTTCGTTACCATATTTCTGTACAAATGCTTTTAAAATCTCATCTAAATTTCCACGAATACCTGAATCTTGAATATAGTGAAGTTTACCAACGCATCTTTCATGTAACTTGAATACTCCCCGATACTTCATACTTACGGGCTTATCAGTAAACACAGAAGTGGCAATTATACCACATTCATGCTTGTATCTTATATTCAATTCCTCTTTAAATTCAGTTGAAAGCACACCTGTAATAAGTAATCTGCTTAGCTTTGGTATGGTATGGTCTATCACAAAATCTGACTTCATCCAAACTGCATCCATGCCGTATTTGCTGACTTTTAAGAAATCAAACATACAAGCTCCAAATACGTAATTATCTAAGAACCATAAATAGCAGAATGGAGCCGAGCCTAATACTATACCTTTCTTCAAATATATCATACGTAGATAATCTATCTCTGACATAGAAGCACGCATAAAACGAAATTTGCTATTTTCAGAAATGGAATAATCATCTGGTAAACGTTTGTACTTTAATGGAGTAATAGCACGTTTATTAAAACTGCTATCACCAGTACTACTTACATTGGAATAAATATAAGTTCTCTGGTCTTTGAATACCTCTCTGCGTCCCATGAAACCATGTTGCGACAATGCCATGTAATTCACTTGCTCTTCATCTATCTCAGAATATTTTGTACGGATTCTTTCTTGCCAACCGAAATCATTCAACAAGAAGCGTTGTAAAGCATTGCTTGTAGCTTTCATACCGGAATGAAACTCATTCTGATAAATCAAAATATCATTTTCATTGCAATTAAGTATAGCATCCGAAATATCAGCACAATACAGAACTTCAATGTTCTTTGATTTCAGATTATCAACGAGTTTCTGATAACGTTCTGTGTATTTCTTCTTGTAGTAATCCAAACGGGACACGAAGTCATCATATAGTGACTTATGGTAAATATCCTGTGAGTTCTTATGCTTTTTTATGGCATTGAAAAGATGAATAACAGCTACCATTTCGGAAGGATTGTCCGACTGTAAATCCATGAAACTATACTCGTCGTTGAAACGTAGCTCTTTTATCTCTCCCTTAATAACTTTATACATAAGATAGATAAAATACTCTTTCGTATATACCTTTATCTCACGGTTAGTAAGCACTTGTTCTATATCCATGTAGTATGAGTTTACCACATGGGCGACATCAAATCTTGAAGCCTCTTTTTTGATGAAAGAAAGCATCCGGTTTGACTTCTTGAACATAGAGCCTACTACCGTAACATTATCCGAGTGTTCTGCCGCCCAAAGTAGCGGTTTATGTCTTTGGGGAACTTTGGAATAGTCAATATGAAACACCTCAAGACACTTATCAATTGTGGAGAGTTGCTTATACTCTTCTATATTTTCATGCAGGTAGGCATACTCTACAAATGAATACATGAATTTGATTGTCTCCAATACTTTATCAAAGTTCCATGAACTGTTGAAGATTCTGAACTCTGCCGTGCCAATCTTGGCAATGGAACATAAATTGAGCCAATACCTGATATGTCCCCTGTCTGAACCATTGTTGAATACTTTTAGTAGGTTGTCGATATTATCAGCTTCTAGCACACGTTTTACCACATCATATGGAGGGCTTGGCACGAGGTATTTTGTTTCCCACCACTCGGCTATATCGAATATCCGCTTGATTGGATATGCTGTATAGTAGGAAAGGACAAACATACGCTTGATAACATTCAAATCCATATCTTTGATATACAGATGTGCGTCAAAGCCTTCATTCCACATGAGGTAACTTCCTGCATCTTTCATTGTTTTGATGAAGCCTTTCAACTCCTGTAAGTCTTCCACACAATAATGGTATGGACGAGTGTTTATCTCGCCACCAAATTGACCGTGGTGTGTGACAGCCGAACCGTCCGAGTTGTTCATCATGGTTAGCTTGTTGTCCGTCCATTTATAACCAACTGGAAGGGAAATGCGTTGTTTGTCTCCATCGGCAAACTCCAATTCCATGCCAAACGTGCGGTTGGCAATGTAATCAATCCACGGCTTATCTATATTCATGTTCTGCATACCTCAACTTAACTAAGGATTTATAATTAGGAATAAATGTAACAATGTCTCCGATACAATAATCAGAACTGTCGCCGTATACTTTCATTATCGTGTATTCGCTTGAGCTGTTAGAAAAGTCCAAATGGTTATCAAGGCAACGACATTCTCCCATATCAGCCATTGAATAACCGCAATCAAGTAGTATTTGATTCCGCTCAGGGTAAATGCCGATAACTTCTGTATGCAACTCGATACCATTTAACCCTAACTTTTCATCATCGCTGTTATATGGGATTGTGCCAAATAGCATATATTCTCCAATGCGCACATCGCTTATGAATTTAGGTAGATCTTCGTTCTGTCCTAACCAAAAACTGCCACCTAAACTGATAGATTCAATATAACTATTCAGCTTAGACCATATTTCACACAATCGTTGCATATTCGGCCTGTTTCCATTTAGGCAACCGGAAGTAATCATACCATAAGCGTGAGAATTATCATCGCATTTACGAACCGTATTAGCAATCTGTCTTGCTTCAAATAGGCTTACTCCCTCTCTGTTGTCGAAAGCATTGATGGGAATATATATTTTTTTAATACCCTTATTTACTACACAATCCATTGCTTCATACGCAGTAACAGTTACTGCCCCTTTCTGATTATGAATTGCTTTTCCAATAGAGTAGCACACGCTATCTTCAAAGTGAAGCGAGAAAATGTCATTATCAACCCTATAATGGATATGTCTCCAAATATCCTCATAGAAGTCTTTGAACATGAGAGAGACAGGGACATTCACAAGCGTTTCCGCTTTCTTGATGTTCTTTATAACATTATCAGTATATATGATTACTTTCATAGCTCCCATTTTAAAATGATACGTTCAGCTCCTTTGTATTTCGTATCTCGTTTGAATGAGAACCCGACATTGGTGAAACTTTTTATGCTTGCTTCATTTTTAGGAGAGGTCATTGCAAATATCTCTTGTGCACCATTAGAAACCAATTTTGCGATATTCGCATTGAGAAGGAGGTACTGGAATCCATGCCCTCTGTAACCAGAACAGACAAAACATTTGTCGACGTATGCCGTACCGTATTCCGTAAAATAAGCAAGCGAATAGGCTACAAGAGAACCGTCTAGCAATAAGCCATAACTGCAACCGGATTGCAAACATTTAGTTATATCCTGTGGTTCTGATGCAAAGCAGGTTTCAGGATTTGAGAGCATGGTTTGTTCCATTGCTTCAATTTCAGAAATGTCAGACATGGACAGCGTTTTGATTTCCATCTTACACTCAATGCTTCCTATATCAGTGGGGAACAAAGGATCATATCTGTCTATCCATGCTTTAGATAGGAATACATCAATATCTGTTTGAGGTAGTAATTTTCTTCTGTAATTTTCAAAAATACCTAATACAAACTCTTTATGCTTAGTTAGTTGTTCATTCTTCAAAGGGCACTTACCACTACGAAAAACAAAGCCTTTCTTCACTGATTTTATCCACAATGGATAGGTACGACACATGATAGGTTTATAGCCGTTATCACATGATTTGCAGTTTTTAGCGATACATTTTACCTTTTTACCGCCAAAATAATCATTATCTATAATTTGTAAATGGGATATTTCCTGTTCGTGTCCAGCAAATTCATGGGGTAGAATAACAATATGTCCGTCCGATCCGAACGAACAACACTTCCAACCGCAACCAGAGTTTTCGCATGCTCTTATTAGTCCTTTATCGTACATATTCTTGGGTTGTATATAACTTCATATACATTTTGTGTTAAATCTGCCGAGCGTATTCCCGGCAGACTTAAACACAAATTCAATCATTCTTCAAGTTACTTGCAAGAACACTCATGCAATTTTTTCGGCTTCTTTCAGTCGTGTCAGATGGCAATTTCCATCACCCCGTAAACTGCACAAGCTTTCATGTTCTTGCTTTTGCTTATCGCTACTATAAGGGTTGAGCGGAAACAGGGAATCGAACCCCACTCTTTGGCTGGAATGCCAACGCTCTACCGATGAGCTATTTCCGCAAATGCCTATGCTGTCAAACCACCGCTTGCTTGGCAAATTTGACAGCATCCCATCAAACGCTATTGACGGTTGGCTAATAATTCCGGATTGTCATAAATATTACCTGCATATCTAATTCCGAACATATCCATCATTTGCCCTATTGGTTTGTTCCCAAGATTTTGAGACAGAACTTCTAATAGCACAAAAGAACCGATTTTATCACTATACACTACCTCACATAATACGCCAGCACATTCAACTAAATCATGCTCATATATTTCTTTCCCGCTCTTGTCACACAAGCCGGTGAACTGCCCAAGAGTATTTTCGTCTATTTTTTCAACGTCATTATCGTGCAACCAAGTTCCATCTCCATCTTGAATAAGCGTATAAGAATTTCTTATCCATCCCTTACCATCAATGCGCTTCCCTATAAACTTAATCCTTCTCATACTCAAAACAAACTTGCTTGTTCATACTCTGGTTCTTTCTTCTCAACTACCCCGAACTCTGTTATATCAATGCCAGTCTTTTCGGTAAGCCATTTTGCCAAAATATGGCGATGGCAGAAATCACCCGGTTTTTCGTAGCAACAAAGAGCAACGTCTTTTCCTCCGCTTAACATTTCAATTTGTTTCACGACTTGGTTCGCATCTTGGCTTGCCAATATTCTGTCGTAAAGCTTAAGATACTCTTCTCGAGAACAAGGTCCACTTACCATATAGCGGGTGGGACAAACATTCAACATTTGCGGAATACCAGCTATAAATCTGGGTTTTCCGATTGCTACGCAAATCATATTAACTCCCGCCTCTTTCAGTTTTCGACTATTACCGAAATACGATGTAAAAATCTTCATTTTTTGTTCTTTTTACGATGTAAATATATAAAAAAGTATATAAAATTCATGCACTTTTAGTGCTAAAATTGTCTAAACTACCACGTTTTTATTATTTCTATGACTTTTTCATATTCTCCAGCGTGTAACAATGACGCTTCGGTGTGGAAATTTATATCAGTTAATCGATATTCTATAAGTAAACAGGTATATTCATCACCAATTTTGCGATGGTTTTGATGTTTCTTGGCAAGTGATTCCAATTCTGTACAAGATAGACAGTAGTGATTCTTGCGATTAAGATTCCGCATCTTATTAACATCTTCTTCTTTCAAATCTTCGTATGTCATGGCTTAATCCTCCTCAAATTCGTCTTCATATACAAAAACATGTTTACCACTTCCACAAATCTCGACTTCCCATTTATGCATGTTCGGCCAATATTCGATTAGAATTATGTTTCTATAGCCTTTATATGGCTCTTTCAATGTTGCTGTTCTCATTGCTCTTAATTTTAAAATGTCGGATCTATATAGTGATTTTGATAATGCAACATAAGCAGAACTCCATCTTTGTAATGATGCCCTTCTGCTACCCAATATCCATTCCTTCTTTTGGTGAACACTTTGGGTGCTCCTTCCAATTCTGGTAGGACTTCATATTCGCTGGCATAATAGTCTATACATTTGGTTTGATTGAAAGTAACCTCAATCTTGCATGGAGAAATAATTTTAGTAACTGTTGCCGCTCGTTTATCCGAGTAATAGCAGACCGTACAGCCAAGTCCAACTTCGGGTACGAGATTTTTGATTGCGTCCAACTTCGCTTTTTCCTTTTGCTCTTGCCAATCTGAGAATTTTATACCGCCGGGATATTTGCGACTTTCTATTTCGTGTAGAATAGCAAAACTCTCCTTGCTTGTTAATTTCTTTGATATTTCCATTGCTATGTATTTTATCCGTTATACGTTGATGTTATTTCTTCTGCACGGAGTTCTTTTCTTAACTCACCGTTCCTATATATTCTCACGGCTACTATTCTAACCGTATCGGATAGGAAACGCCCGCAGTCATTAGCTAGCTTAACTTGTAATTGAATAGCTTTTGCTAAATTTTTAGTACGCTTTCTTATGGTTTTCTTGAATCCGAAAACATAATCTTCGGTATCGATTTCGAACTGGTAGGTGTCAGAGTGTAGTATCTGACTCAATTCAGCTGTCATTTGTTGTATTCTATTCATTGCTCTTATTGTTTAAGTGGTTATTTTGGATATATAAAGATACAAATAATATATTGAATATCAGTAGTTTGTGTTTAAAATATTGCTTACTTAAACTTTGTTTAACTTTTTGTCTCTCAGCGACTTTCGGTCAAGTATCTGTGCAAACAAACCAGTTGCAAACACTATTTCACGTCCATACTTATCCTTGCATCGAATGTATATATATGCATCTTTACCAGACATATAAAGCTCATACAGATTATTGTATGGACGAATGCAATCACGGAACATTTCCGATGCCGTCTTTGACTTACGATAACCACTTCTGCCCATACTTTTCAAATAATAATGATTTACTTTTCTCTATCTCCTTGTCTGTGTCGATTCCGAGTTGTCGATAGAAAACAGAATTACCGGATAGGCATTCATGTGCTATCTTCAATGTTCTACGTTCTTCTTTGGAGAAACCAACTCGAAAAGTAGAGAATATAGCTAATGCTTCTTTCAAATAGCCGGAGTGGAGTAGGGATATAGCTTTACTTGTTTTGGTTTCCATAAGGGTAAATTTCGATGTCTTCAAAATCATCGTCAGTAAGGGCGATTTCTTCTGTGTTTATCATTTCTTCTACTTTCTCATGAGCGGAATCCATGTTTTCTGCTTCTACCTCCACTACCTTCGAGTAGGTTTCGATTATTCTGAATTTGCATTTCATTCTATATTCCCTTTATTTAATTTTGAATTTTGCAATCCTGCATGATACCCATCAATCCATATCAACAATTCTGTGGGTTTCAGATACCCGCTTATCCTGTGACATGGAATGCCCCCTTCTATTACTCTATCCCCGGTAAATGATTCGTCGTGTATTACGAACGCATAATACCCATAAGAGAATGACGAAGCGGTTAGATGCATTCGATTAGCATGACAGTACTTTTCTAATTGTTTTAATGCTTCTTTTTGTGTCATAACTGATGATTTATAGATTTTCGTTGATTTTCTTTTCTGTCCGTTTAATGAATCGTTTAATCATATCTTCTAACTCATTCCTTAAATCGTCCTTGTCAAGATATGAGCGGAAAGTTTTCGATTGTAAAATATCGATGATAGCATACGATTTTTATCCGTTAGATTTAACAATGATTATTCGTCACTTATTACCCCCATAATTTTACTGCAAGATCATAATTCTTTTGAGCTTCATTTACTGCTTTTTTGGCATAAGTAAGAGTGTAGGAGTGTTCACGTGGATATTTGCCTGACTTTACACCTTCATGATATTCTTTGGCTTCTTCCAGCTTGTGCGCATAAAAGTCAATACTTTCCGGCATAGATAGGTTGATGGTTGTAGCACGCTTGTCCCAGTATTCGGCTTCTCTTTCATGTTCTGTTGCTTTGTCGCTAAATTCAACGCTTTTACCCATGTTTCTCCAAGCATCCGCTATTGCTTTTCTGTGTCGTCTTTCGCTATGATGTCCTATTTTAATAGGTTCTCCAAGTGAAAGAAAATCTCTGTCCTTATTTGACTTTTCGAAATATTCATGACTTTTTTTATTTGCTGATACAGACCATTCACGTCTACGTTCGGCTCTACGTTTTGCCCATTCTTGTACGTTGAATCCGTCAGCTCTTACGATGGAGTAATAATAGAATCCGTCACGCTCAAATATCAGATTAAAAACGATACTTTCATTCTCTTTTCCATACTTGGTTGTAACTAGAATTTCCTCACCTCTTTCATGCTTTTCTTCGCACTTTGCCAAAAATACGTTTGGCGCAAACTTGTAATATGTGTTCATTGCTCTTATATATTGTGCAAGGCTTTCGCTCTGCTAGTTAAAATTATACTAATGCTTCAATCTCTTCAAATTCGCTGATTTCGTCAATATACTCATACTTCTCAATCCCCATTTCTTTAGTAGCAATACCTGTTAAGTCAACATACATACAATATTCGTCAACTTCTACGATATACCACCCATCATTGTATTGTACCTCGCCATCTTCATAGATAGTTTGGATAAGTGTTCTACCGTCTTTCATTACAGAACTTGCAAGCTCATAAGGGTTGCGAATTGTACCATTATCGTAGTCACAGATGTCATTCATTGCTTTCAGTGCTCTGTTGGCAAGTTTTCTTCTTGTATCAAATTTCTCTGTAAAAATATGAGTTGCTTTCATTGCTATTATGTTTTAATTGGGTTGTTTTTTAGTATTGTAAAGATACTCATTATCAGTGAGTTAACCAAATATTTACAGCCTTATTTTACTCATAGTCAAGAGTTTAACTTTTTGGAACTTGAAATGAAATATGAATGAAATGGAGTATCACGGACTATAGGTTTAATCTATTGGTTTTTATTAAAGTGACCCGGCTTTTGTTTCCACAGTGATATAGCCGGGCCACCGCTCTTGTTGTTTTGGAAGAGCACGTGTATTTGGTGTATTAATCTCCACAATAACGCCCGCTTTGGGTTCTGTAATACTCTATTATACCTCTTTCCATTGCTGAGTCGAATACAACCGATTCGGGCTTTTGTGCGGGGTCCGACTTTTTCATTAACCGGCGAGCTTCTTTTTCTGCCTTGCGGGCTTCCGCTTTCATCTTAAACCATGCGTTCCTCAAACAAGCACTGAACGATTGGCAGAACTCACGGCCGAGAACCGAGATAGAGAGTTTATACATTGACCATGCCATTTTGAAAAGTTGCGATTTGTCGATTTTCGTTTTCATATCTTTGTTTTAGTTTTATGATATAAAGATAATGTATTAGATTGTGTTTTACAAATATTTCATCATATAAAACATTATGTTTATCATTAATTAACAATGTAGTACATTATGATTTGGCCATATTCAAAATATTATTCATATCTTTGATGAAAATAATATTGTAATACCTTACATTATGGAAATGAAGATTAAAGAGTTACTTTCAAAACAAGGTAAGACTGCGGTATGGTTGTCTAAACAAATAGGAGTTACTGACGTAAATACAAGAAATATTGTGAATGGAGTAATAAAACCCAAGTTAGATACACTTGAGAAGATCGCTAAGGCATTAAATGTACCCATGTGGGAGTTGTTTGTATCACCGGAAGAAGTACGCCCCAATATCGATACTACTGTATTGACGTGTCCTAAATGTGGAGCGAAGTTAAAGGTAATTGAGTCAAAAGATTAAGCCATGAACGAGGAAATAACAAAGTTATTGCTTCAATGCGACACGTTGAAAGCCAGTTTGTTGGGGCTGCGCCCATTACCACCGGATGCCCTGCAAAAGATAGAGAATGCGTTTGCCATTGAATACACCTATGAAAGCAACCGGATCGAGGGAAATACGCTCACACTGCAAGAAACGGAGTTAGTAGTGAACGAGGGGGTTACTATCGCCGGAAAGTCAATGCGGGAACACCTTGAAGCGATTAACCACGTTGAAGCGATAGACTACATAAAGGACTTTGCAAAGGGAGGTATGGAAATATCGGAGCGCACAATCAAGGAAATACACGCTATTGTGCTACATGGAATAGACAGAGAGAATGCCGGACGTTATCGGTGCGTGCCTGTTATGATTTCGGGAAGTACACATGTCCCTCCACAGCCGTATTTGATACAACCACAAATGGAGGCTTTTATGACAAGGTTTTCCGGAATGGAGGAGCAGGGCATTCACCCGGTGCTCATTGCGGCTTATCTTCATGATGAGTTGGTACGAATACACCCGTTTATAGACGGGAACGGGCGCACATCTCGGCTTCTGATGAATCTATACTTACTCCGCAACGGTTATACGCTGGTAAATCTCAAAGGCAGCAACGAGGACAAAATAAGCTATTACAAGGCACTGGAAGCCTCTCATACGGAGAACAATACGGCAGATTTCCAAAAGGTTGTTATACGGGCTGAAATAGAATCTTTAAGCCGGTATCTCTCGATTGTAGGATAGTATTGTCTGGATTTGAATTAAAGATTATGAATGAAGCAATGATTTCATTTGTAACTCGTTTAAGTTTATTTATTACCTAATCACGACCTAAATTTGAAGTATAAGGAGACAAAAAAGGAGGGCGTTTTGCGTCCTCCTCGTTATGGATCCTGCTTTATATTCTTACCACAAAGCAACCTTTCCGCCTATTCCCAAATCAAGGGTGGCCGTTGTAATTCCCAAAGCCTTAAAAACTTTGCTCATCGTGGAAAGGGTTATAGAACTTTTACCGCTCTCCAACTTACAAATTTGAGAGCGTTTCACGCCTACCTTTTCGCCTAATTCCTCCTGTGTGAGGTTCTGTTTGAGCCTTTCTGCCTTGATAGCCTCTCCAATGTAATAAGCCTGCAAATCATCTTTGAGTTGAGCTTCCATAGCGTCCCTTTCGGGAGTGCCCACCTTTCCCCATACATCATCTATCAATTTGTCTGCTGGAGTTAAATTCATCTTTGCCATATCTGTTACTTTTTATCATTAAAATATTCTTTCCTTATTCTCTCTGCCTTTTCTATCTCCTTTTTAGGGGTTTTCTGCGTCTTTTTCACTATCCCGTGAGTAACTACTACCAAAGCCCCTTTCTCGGTGTCCCAGAAAGCAAACAGACGGTAACAAATTCCGTTGAAAAGCGTCCGTAACTCCCATATATCAGAGTTTTCCAATTTCTTGAAAACGTCCTTTTCTATTAGACCACTCTGCACTCTACGAATATTATACGCTATCTTCTGCTGTGCCTTGAATGGCTGCTGCCTTACAAAACTGTTCGCCTCATCGCTTAGTATTATGGTTATCGTATGCCCGTCCATATCGTTTCTTGTTATATTTACAAAGATAATAATTTGTTTCCAAATTAGCAAACAATCGTATCTATTTTTATTCTATTTTAGAAAAATTTCTCTCTCGGCTTGCCGTTCGTCTGGATACTCCACCCGGCATGTAAGCTCGGAGGGGAGATGTTCAGGAAATTGGGATCCGATATATTATAAACATCGGTATCTCTTATGTTAATGCTTAAAATATTACGTTTCATATCGCCTTAAAATCCAATCGGCCTAAATTGTCATTTATAGACTTAATGATACTTTCCTGTATCAAGGTTCCGCATTGGGTTGTTAGTTGTATAAAGTGATCTGTATCATTATCTGATACAATTCCGTACTTGTTCTTCCAGTTGCAAAAAGAGTTCTCTATATCCCGCAATCCTGCCAACATGATTAATAACTCCCTTGTCTGTCCACTGATGACTGCGTTACGCATGGTATCGACGCTACGATGTTCGATTACTTCTACTGTCTGCTCATCTTGTTTTAATTCGGTTGTTTCCATATAAAAAAGTTTATTGTTTAACGATGTTCGGAATAGCGGGAATCCTCCCGGACACGTCCGCTACCGGTGGGATAGCTTACTTTCACAAGCGGCTACCCCGTCTATAATTTAACAAACATATAAAAGCACCCTATTAGGGTAGGGTAACCCCGGAGCGGATAAACCGCCCCTTTGGATTTATAATAACTTTATGGTTATAGCTGATATTATGCCGAGAGTTTGGTATTGAACAATTCAATGACAAACTTTCTGCCTGATTCGGTCCAATACATGTGTTCTCTTGATTTCTGTACTCCGTTATCCATATAAGGGTAGGGGACATGTTTGGTAAATCCTTTACTGCGGTATTTGGCCGTGAGGAAGTAAACAGAAGATTGTCTGTATTGAACTCCCCATTCACATAGTAGCTTGTTCAGCTTTATAGCCGATACACCTAAGAATGCCGCTATCATGTTTGTCGTCACAAGTCCTTCACTCGACATGATTTCATCGTAACATTTACCTTTGGGGGCGAGGACCTTTATAGTATCGTCCTTTATGGATATTTCCTCGTCTTTTCTCTCGATGATAATTTGTTTCTGGGCATTTTCAGCTTCGAGCTGCTTTAATCGTTCTTCTCTTTTGGCAAGAGTGGCTTGTGCAATGGTTAGCGCACGTGCCATGATTTCTTCTGGTGTGTCTTCTTGCTTGGTGGAGATGTAGCCGCCTGTGGTGCGGATAGCAGGTAAAACTTCGGAAGTCACCCAACGTTTGAATGCTTTTGCAGTGGGTAATTTGCTACCAAATACAAGAGAATATACTCCACTTTCATTGATAATTGTTGTACTTTGTTTAAATCCTTGATTGTCAGGGATAGCGTGTTTTGCGCTATCCTCATTATCAACGTGTTGTGAGATTGCAGAAACAGGATTTGAATATCCTAATGCAATTGCGACATCTCTGCCAACGAAATAGGGTTGATTGTTGACTTCAAGGGCACGGATTTTTCCGAATTCAGATGATTGGAATAGCTTTAATTCATTCATATCTGTAACCATTTAAAGATATGTTTGTGGCAAACGAAAAGCGGCTGCCATATACGCTGGTTACAGATGGTGAAATACCCTCGAAGAGCATACACAATATCTACGTATAGGCAACCGCCAATATGTAAAAGTATAGGCATAAAAAAAGCCCAACTTCTATTGAGCAAATTAACCGCTTGCTCTGCGAGGTAAATGCAATTACCATCTGTAACCATTACAAAAGTATTGAATTTTACGAGGTAATGCTAATTATTGGTCACAAAATTAGAGCATGGAATCTTGAAAGTGTATGAATTTCATACATAATTCAATATTATTAACCTTTGAGGGCTATTATACGATTTCCTAAGGCAGTGAATCCTAAGGCAGTATTCAGTTTAAAGTAAAATCCCCATATCTTCACAAATTCTGAGAGTGAATTAAAAGTTTATAGTCCGAACACAGCCAAATGTTCTGGTGTTTCATTTGGACTTTCTTTTATTGTACCGATTATAAGCTCTACGTCTTCTAATTCTATAAACCCTAAATATTTCCATGTACTGAACTTGTCAGCACTTGCACTTTTTAATTTTGAACAATCCACAAAAGAATCATATTCAAGAAAAGAATATTTTGAACATTTTATAGGCATCTGCCAATCTCTAACAGATTGGGGAACATGCTGATTGATATTGGAATTTATGATTACTCCACCATATATGTTGCCGTTAGAATCAAATCCAAGTACAATAAAGAACTTGTGACGTGAAATATCTCCTTTCTTTGGGATTATGCCATTTTTCTGATTCATTTCAATACGAAAGACATTGCCCACTTTAATTGTGTTTCGGGTAATGTCTTTCATTGAATCTTCATCTAATAAATCAGATAGTTTTGTCATGACAATGCGTCTTCCAATTCTATTTGTTCCTTTATATATTCAAGTGTAGCCTCATCAGCACCTGAAGCCTTAGCCATACTGATAGAAGATATTGCTTTTGATCCTGTCTGATTGTATGCTTCATACCACGCACTGTCATGCGACTTATTTTTTAATTGGCTAAAAGTAAGATGAGCGTTTTCCTCTATCGAAGCGTTTAATGCTTCTATTTCAGATTGGGAAATATAATTCATATTTACTTCCGCCTTTGGTAACAGGACATTTGGAGCATCTTTACCGGCAAACTGGACATTGTCTGAGAAGAGCTTTAGCAAATCGGTGTTCGGAATATCGCCTCCTTTTACAACGTCATATAAATATGTGGGTACAGGTCCATAGTCAAGGGCGTAGAAACTATCCGATGTGATACGTGCTCCCCATTTTTCTAAATGCTTCAATTCTGCAAAATACAAAATCTTGAACAAGTGGTAATAGTCAATACCACCTGTTTTTTGTAACACATATAGTGCTATTTGGATTAATTTTATTTGTTCGTATTTTGTCATTTTGAATGTTTATATGCTGCAAATGTATTTTATAAACGACATATATACAAGCAGAAATAGGTGAAAAGTATGTTTTTAACATATTAAACGGATAAATTGGTGAAAGATGTTTCCCCAAAAGTTGTAGCAGAAAAGGTGAAAAGAAAGCGATGAAAAATTAATCTCACCGCTTTTTATATGCCTCAAAATAGACGTGTGTAAACAAATGCCAAATTAGAGTTGTACAAACATCAATTCTTTAAATCAAAGGAATTATCCGTATTTTATCGAGCAAGCCACAAACAAGGCCATAGCGCCGAATATGGCACTTGCTACTGCGATGATGGTAGTTATAATCCATTTCCAGTCTATGGGATTGCGCAAGTTAGGATTGGTGGCAAGATAAATTTTTCCATATTTCGTTATGCGGACATCTTCAAGTTCATGCCCTTCGTTCCATAGACCTTTGACAAGACCTAATCTTTCCAGCGAGTCTACGCACGAAATGAATATATGGTGCGGATAAGTGTTTGGGCAGACAATCCCGCTGCTGATTAAACGCAACACTTGCTTCTCCTGTTTTGATAGCTTGATTTGCTTCATGACCGTTTCTCTACAATGACAGCAAAAACTTATACGCTTTAAGATACTTGTTCAATCTCGGTAAGTCTTCCTCTATTATTTGAGGTAAACGGGTTACGTCCAAATTGTCCTCCAAGTCGTGCAGCTTTACTTGTCTTCCAATAGGATTCAATCTACACCGTTTTATGAAATCGTCATAGATCTCATCATCGTTACGAGTGCCAGAAAGTATAGCATCCACAATATTATGAGGAAAGCCTTCCATTAGTAAATATTCAGCAGTAACTTCGGTATCTTCTATCGTGTCATGCAATAAAGCTACTATGCGCTCCTCATCTGTTTTGCATCGGTTTGCCAAACGGATAGGGTGGAAGATGTAGGCTGCTCCAGCTTTATCGGTTTGTCCGCTATGGGCTTTGACGGCGATTTGAAGGGCTTTTTCTAATAGTGAATTTTTAGTACATGTCATATTCTGATTTGGGTATTTCTATACCTCCTAATATTATCTCGCAAACGGTTTCATTTGACTGTGATATTTCCTTTTCATTGCGTCTTCCTTTGTGCTTAATGAAAGCATTTGTCTTTCCATTTTCAAGAACAAGACGTATTGCAGATTCTTCAAAATCGTCTAAAATATAGACTTCTTCACCCGCTTGTAATTTTTTTTGTAGGATATTTGGGTTCATATTTATATGTAAAGATAATTATTTTTATCGGAAATGACTATAATATTCAATAGATTTTTCTACTATTTTTAGTGCTTCATTACTTGATTTATCGAGTATGCGCCATTGCTCATAATATTTATGTCCGAGACCACCTTCCATTCCTGTCTCATTATGTATTTCTTCCCAACGTTTTTCCCCAAGAATACGTTTCGCATCTTCCGGCCTTTCTTTTGCAAAAATCATACGTTCCGTATTAACCTGTATTTCCGCAGTAAGACCATTTGTGGTTCTTATGTTTACGATGTTTCCACTATATCCCATGAATGATTCTGGTTTTTGCCTTTTAAGGCGTAAGAAGCCTTCCGTTTTGTACAGTTCTTCTAACACATCTTCTATTCGGGACTTCGGAACGATTATGGTTGTTCTTACAGCACCTTTAATATCGTATGGAGTTATACCTTCTGTGATGACTTTTCTTGTGATAGAAGTTGTACTCTTGAAATTAATAGGCGTAACATAACCACCATTTTTTATTGCGATCCGTTCTGCTATGGACTGTACTTCATCTCCCACTGATGATGCTCGTTTTACAATTTCCGAAATGGAACTTTCAACTGTTATTTTCTGATAAACGGATTTATTATCACGCAAAAAGTATGGTAAAGTATTACGTTTTTTTGCTGTGCTGATGCGCTCTTGATTATCTAATACCCACTTTTTGAAAGCGTCCGGTACGTCTTTAACTTCGTTCACGCTTGCTGTCGTGGCTTCATTCCGACCGTCCCATTCCCAAAATTCTTCTTCGGTTTTTAGAATGGGTATCTTGTAACACCGGCAAAGGGGATGCCAACCGGTCCATTGGAAGTCTTTCGGGTACTTCCCAGCTAGTATATCGCAAATGTCTTGGAAAGGCTTTCCGTTACAAGTATGATTGTTGCTCAACTTGATTTCATATCCCACCACGAAGTCCATCTGCTGCCAGCGTAGATTTTCCGCTTGGCGGTATGCCATATTGATTTCGGAAGCAGCCAAACGGATAGAACGATACTCGCAATCCATTGCCCGTGATGCTTTTCCGAACCTTTCCTTGTAATCTTTTTGTAGTTGCGGGAAATCGAGCAGATATTTGGAGATTTGATTACTTAATGTAATTGCACTCGTACCTTTTTGAATGGCACATGATATAGCTTCTTCAAGTTCTTGCTTATACAGAGTCGATTGATTCCACAACTTATCTGATATGGTAAATCCTTTATCCTTACGTTGCTGAAACGCTTTCAATGCATCATTATTGGGCTGGTATAGGATTTCGTATTTCTCCTTTCCTATGGTTGCGCCATAAGTTTGCAATACTTTGTTGGCAAGAAGATCTTGAACTTCGTTGCTGTTTTTCCATTCTTCAGAAGTTCCACTATATATTACAGATCCGATGTCCTCAACGAACCGTTCTTGTAAGTCTCTTATCCGTTTCCTTGTTTGGGGATAATCCGACCACATAAACGTCCTATCACTATCAATGGTAAAATCGGTAATTCCGACTATTTTAGCCGCCTCTAAATTCAAATCCTCGTATATGGATTCCACAAGCATGACGTACTTGGCGAGCCGTTTATTCAGCTCGCCGTACTTGCGTTTCTGATTTGGAGTTTTTGGCTTTGCCATTGCGTATTATTTATTTTCAACCCTGTCAGGTGCTGGCATTTCCAATAAACGAATAGCTTTAATTGTTTCTTTACCCTCTAGTATTGCTTTACATAAGCGGTGGTATCCATCGGCGATTTGTCCTACATCATCAAGAATAATAGGATATTCAAGAGAACATTGATTCACTCGTTTGCACTGAAATATAAAACTATGAAGTTGATTACACTCAAACGGCTATGCTGTCAAGTCAATATTCCATAAGGGCATATCAAGTATAGGGTATTCTTTTACTTTTGCAAAGTCATAGAGTGTTTGGGCTGTCCAAATTTTATCTCCACGGTGGTATTCACTTTCAGCGAAAGTCATATTATCAACTGGAACTTTCATTTTACTGTTCTTTCTTGATGTACACTTTGATTTCACCTCTCACATGGATCTCGTCCCCAACCTTGCAGACTGTATATTCAATCAAATCTTTTTGATTGATGGAGTTGATGATTGACTTGCGTATCTCATTCTTGGTTTCACAGACAAGCATTTCAACAGCCTTACGGTTGGACCACCCTTCGTCAACTTTCTTCTTCTTTCGGTAATCCTTGATTTCTTTTTTAGTCAGGACAAGGCAGACGCCAAGCTTCCTTGCTTCGTAGTTATCAACACTTTCAATATTGCTCAATCTTTCTTGTGGATTGATTTTATAAGATAACTTAATGAGCCACATTGATATTCTTTTTCTCATAATGTTTCAGTATTTAAATTGCTGACTCTCCGAATATATTATCGACCCTGCTTTGTGAAGTGATAGTCTCCTCTTGCCGTATCTGTTCCAATGTAGCCTGCGCGTCATTGCTATAACCTGCCTGTTGGATAGATTCAAGCTGAGACATGACTGGTTTTCCTCCATTAAGTTTCAATAAGCGATCTGCTGTGGCATCTTCATCTTGTTGTATGAAGGGGGTAATGATATGTTCAATCTCTATATTATCAATTTCGCTTGCCCATGATGTGTTCATGTGCTTCAAAAATTCTTTGATGACACTTGCCTCACGTTCGAAAAGCTCAATCCATGAGCCGCTTTCGTCTCCAACCTTTAAGTGTGCGTCGGTCAAAAGCATTTGTCTGGCATCGTAACCTATGTTCCCTAAAGACTTCATGTTGTCAAAAGAAACGTCCGGCATCTGCGATTGCATCCAATAGAGTTTAAGCAGGGTTTCCACATGATACTTCAATGCTTCGATAGATTGCGACCATGATACATACGATACGTCTCCATTATATTCCACACGGTAAACTCTACGGCTTTCTCCTTTATCTTCTCCACCTTTTATACCACCTGCTATTTTCAAAATTGGTGCTGAATTATAGGCAATCACGTCGGAGTTACGAGAAAGTGTATATTCCAATTCTTTGCGAATACGAGTTAATCCGTGGTATATAGGAACAGGTCTAAATGCGTATGCACCGGGTATTTTCATTAATCGTATTTGTTCAACAGTACCGACAGGTTCCCAACCTTTACCATTTTGTTTCCATTTATAATGTTTGTCCGATGTGTATGTCTCAAAATAAGTAATTACTTCGTCCTTTACCCTTTTGGTGTATTCAAAGGACATTGCAAGCATATCGTCAAGCTCGTCGATCAATGGATATAGTTTTACTCCCTCCATTGGCGAGTATGTCTTGCATTTTAGCTTATACTTACTATTAAAACCATATAATGTATTGGTCTTTTCTACTACGTACCAAATTGTGAAAATTTCGCATGAGGCGAAATACGCATTTGCACGTTTAATATTTTCTGTATCGATTCGGGCATACTTGTAAATTGCCTCTATAGCCTTTGCTATCTGTTGGCGGACTTCAAATCCTTCTGTGTTGTGGTAGATACGTTTTACAGGAATGGCAAACATGAACTCGGTCATACGCTTTGTAAGCAGCTTTTCAAGGCCAATGTAAATGCGTGATGCTTCTTCTTTTGTCCCGTCTTTGCGTATTTTATCTTTTCGTGTTATAGTATCTTTGGATATTTCATGGAATGATGGTTCATACGCTTTAATAAGAATTTCCCATGAAGGAACACAAACGGATTTTCTTTTTAAGTCATTGATAATATTATCAACGGGTCGGGCTCTGTCTAATATAGTGGTTATTTCGTCCATAGGCATGTTTCGTATTACTTCATACGATTTTTTTTCAAAAATAGTAAAAGTGAATGAAATTCATTCACTTTTAAAACTAAATTTGTTTAATCTACTATATTCGCCAGTTTTAGTGTTTTCCAGCATTCTCCGTTGAGCGGCAAATTTGATACAAATACAGTAATATCGCTGACACTCCTTTCAGGTAGCAAGATTTAAGAAATGAAATATATTTCTTAAACTCTACTATTAGAGAATCAGCGATATTTACTGCCTTTATTGCTATTTTGAATATACATTAAATCTCACCTTATTCCTACTTCTGAAATTCACTATATCTTCGATCATTCTGATATAATCATCGGAATTTACACATGGAGTGAAAGCACGGGGATTGAGTTTTATTTTCTTTAATACGAGCTCATTGTCAAAGTCTTCACATCGATATAGCTTTATAATAGCTGCTACAAACTCCCTTCTCCTGTATATTGGTGAACTCTGGTTTTCACAAAAGGGTTTATAAGCCATTACCATATCTGCTAGTTTGCATGAGGTTTCAAAATCTTTTATAACAAAAAGACCTCTTCGTATGGCACTATGGTTTAGGTGTCTCTTTTTATCATAATCACAAGTCAAAGACATTCGCAAGAAAAATTCGCATATAGAGATTGGGAAATCTGGATACCTTTTTTGAAACTCCATCATCTTCACATACTCTTTTTTACCTTCATCTGCATAGGATTTAACAAAGTCTTTTTTTTGCCAATTCCGAGCTTCCATATTATACATACGCACCTGCTCAACGCCGTATCCTTCTACTATGATGTATCTTATAGGTTTATGTAGTTCCTTTGATGCAAGAAAACGGTTTTGCCCATCTATTATTTCAAATTTTTCATTCACAATAATAACTGTAAATAGGAATTGCTCATTCATTTGAGTTGCAATCTTCTTGTAATGGTCAATTTCCCTATTCCCTTTTTCCATGATATGAAACTTATCGTAGTCGTATGTTTCATAAACAGATGCTATTTGTTTGTCCATTGTATGATAATTTAATTTGTAAATAAACTTTTTATGATAATAAGATTAGAAATCGCAAGCGTGAGTATATTGCTTTTTCAGGCTTTCTAAGGCTTTTTCTGTAACAAGGTATGCGTAACTGTTTTTACTGCTTATGCGCTTGATAGAACGTGTCTCTTTGAGAACAACAGGCTTATTGAAGATGATTTCATACCTGTTACCACAGCTCGTTATTCGAAAATCAACACTACGCTTATATCTGTCCAATTCTGTTTCTTTGTATTCACCTTTGGGGACAAAATTAGGATTGGACACAAAGTAGCCTTCTGCTACCAATATACCATTTGAGTTATATACTTTCATAATCGTGTTTTCATGACATTATCAGTAATTTTGTTTCCTGTGCTATCAAATACTTCTATAGTTGGTCTACCTCCGTTATCAATAGGAGAAATGGTCTCTGATGTTTCATATAAAGTTTCTCCGTCTGTAACCATTATCTGCTTGTCATCTTCAAAACAAAGTACATCTTCACCTCCCCATGATTTTATTATTTCTAACGCTTCTTTATAACTTTCCGCTTCGATAGAAAACTGAGTACGCTCCCAACATGTTACTTTGCGGTCTTGATAAAAATCAAATGTGTTCATTGCTCTTATGTAATATATCTTATTTTATTTCACTTATTGTAAGTTCTGGATATTCAGCACCTCTTGCATTTTCCAAAAAAATCATTGTGTTGCAAAAATCAACTGCTTCTTCGTATGTTGCAAACTTAAATGTTACACTTGAACCTTTCTTTGATACTTGGTATTTCATCGTTTTTGTCTTTTGATTGTTAGTAATATTGGTTTCTTTTAGTATTGTAAAGATACTCATTATCAATGAATTAGCCAAATATTTACAGCCTTATTTTGCTCATAATCAAGAGTTTAACTTTTGCTAACTTTGAAGTTCCTGTTTATATCCTGCTTCGTACCATTATAAAATCTCATCATGTTTATTCTTGTGCCAATTTTTTGCTTAATATTTTCCTTTTTGAGTTGTTCACCCCACTGATAGGCTTCCTCAATGACACTCTTGCAATGTTTCTTCTCCCAATTCTCGCAGAAAGGATATGACTTGTATATACTCTCAATCATATTTCAAACAATTTTTTATAACTCATATTTTATTCCTAATTTTCATCAAATATGCTTTCGATTTTCTCGTTCACCCTGTCGCATGTATCTCCAAAGGAAATGGAAAAAGATTCGTCGCCTACACGGTCTATGATGGATCGCAGGTCACGGGCTATGTGGTTGAACGCTCTCAGCTCTTCCAGCATAGGAAGGGTAACAGTGCCGTCATATTTTTTCAGTAGTGAGAGCAAATCGACGGCGGAGGATTCTGCAATGTCGGCCAACACGGGAATTTTTCTCAGGAGGCGATTGCATTTCTCCTTGTCCTCTTTGCTCATGGTGTCGGTGATTGTTTTTGCCGGGACTTGCTCACGGGTTTGCAGGAGTCGGTCGTATTGTCTTCGCAAGTTGTCAAACAATGCGAAGTCTCCCCTTCTCAGAGCCTTCTCCATCTTCCGGCTGTACTCCTCTTTCAATATTTCAATGTTCATATCAAAACAATTTTAACTGTTCAACTTTATTTTCAATCTTAACTATCTCTTCAATGATTCGTTTCATTATTTATTGTCTTATATAATTTTATAAGGTTTATAAAATAAAAAAGCTATCTCAAAATAAAATTTGAGATAGCATCGAAAAAAAAGGAAATCTGCCCGTAGGCAGCTCTATACCTAAAAAAGAGGGTAATTATACCTTTTTATATTTCCCTTTAAGGTCGGTTTCATAAACATCTACGACCTTATCGGCAAGTACACTAAGATCTCTTGACATGCTACGATTCCTCGGTGGATAGCCTTTATGGAATTTTACTACATTAATTTTTGTCATATTGTCTTTAACAAACCTTATTGCTTCTGAATAATCGTAGTCTCCACTGACAAGAATAATTTTATCACATTTTTTACCAACACTAAGGGAAATCATTTTCACAGCTAGTGAAATATCAACTCCTTTTTCACCAACATAAGTATGTTTATATGGATCAATTTTTAAAACTCCTGTTTTAACCATTTCTATATTATCATGTTCAAGACATAATTGATCGTAGGCATATTCTATATTGGCAAATTTCTCCTTTTGCTTTTTAATCCATTCCAAAATTGAAGAGCATTCACTATTCACACTATCTTGTACTGTCTTAGGTATAGCGGAAAATTTACCATTTTTATAATTTTCAAGATGGGTCCTATATTTCTTGTATACAATTGAATTACGAATATTGGTTTCCGTATAATACGTATCAAGTATTTTGGCTGGCCTGAACCAATAGGCTCGTATAAGTTCTTCTCCGGCATCAATCATTGAATTGAATAATACCGTCCAATCAACTTCTTTCTCTATAATACTCATCTCTTGCAGACTATAATACAGGTTCTGCCCATCTACTAAAACTACTACTGTCTTTGCCATAAATGAAATAATAAAAATAAAGAAAGCCATCCCACAATAGATGGCTTAGTATAAATCTGGCATAATGCCCATTGTAATCGCGCTTAATGCGCATGTTCAAGGTTCAAGGTAAAACCCTTAAATTTTCATATCAAACGATATGACGTTGCAAATATACGTATTCCAGTTAATAAAACAATCATTTTTAATGACTTTATTTGTTAAAATATATATATCAGATTTATTCGTCTTACATAATTATTTCAATATCAACTCTCTTGGTTCTTTATCCTCCCATTTTACTTCTGGGAATAAACTGTCACTTAATACAACAACAGTAGTATTTTTGTCTCTAAATCCCCATGTACACTCACGTTTAAATGGTTTAGTTGAGTACATAAACAATTTTCCACTTTCGTCCCTTGCTATCCACATAGTTTATTCCTCCTTTAATTCAACGGGTTCATCGCTCCAAGTCAAATCTCTGCCTATGAGTTTCTTGATAGTTCCTTTTGGAAGGTATATGTCATCAGCAATATCTTCCACTCAAAAGGAATCATTCCATCTGTATGGTTCAAAGTCAAAAATAACTTCATCCCCATTCTTATGTACTGCCACCCATGCCATAACTATTCCTCCCATTCTATCTTTTGTATTCTAATAACATTAGCTGTGGTTTCTCTTGCAATTTTCTCGGCAGTTTCTTTATCATATATGGCTTCTTTATGAATAATTATCCATCCCTCTTTCTTTTCGGGGAGCATCATGAGATCTAGTTCAGTCCCAACATTACATTTTCCATCTTTGTTGTAATAAAATATAGCTTCAGATCCTTTATCTTCCAATAATGCTATAATTGGATAATTACCTTTGTTAATAGTATCAAAGCAAATAATTCTTGCCTTTCTTCCATCTCTTGTACATACTGGCTTACCAGCTTTGGCTGCTTCAAGGTCAAAGGGTTTCATCTTTTGCATATTGATAACTTGTTCAATATTTTTATGGTGTTTAAAACGAGGATTATTCTTCATATCCTCTTCTGAATATTCTCTTTCTTCCATATTTTCTTTGTTTTGTTTAATTTCTACAAACATTTCATTTATTAAGCATGAATATGTTGGATAATGATTTATGTGGCCATTCAATTTGCAGTCTCTTGAAAAATTATCATAAAAAGCACAATTATTACAAAGAGCATCAGAAACCTTTATTTTCTGGTATGATTTATTCTCTATCCTAATAGGCTCTCCGACCTTTTCAAGTTTCTTGAAGATTACAGATTTACCATCTTTTCTATAACATGATAAACATTCTCCTCTTATCTCAAATACATCACTACAATGAATATTACTCTTGGTAGCTAAATCACAATTCTCACATCCAAGAGATTTTGTATGAATACACTGATACCATTCTCCGTTGTACTCAAATATTTCTCCTACTTTTCTTTCCATATCTTACTGTATTTTAATCGTTCAAATTCTATTATCTCCTTATCCCATAGTTGGGCCACGAAATGTTCTAACTGGCAGCCTTTGGATTTTTCCCAACAGGGGCAAAGGCATATCGCATCGCATTCCATAAGTGCCTTTATATCGTTTCCCAGAAGTTCATGATAGGGTTTGTCCAAATCGGGGTTTACATCGAAGTCTATCGGTGTGACGACACGGTATCCTTTCATTTCGAGGACTCCCGAAACGTATAGTATTTCACTTTCCACTTCATCGAAGTCCCTGCCGGTAATGGGTAGGGAGATGTAGATTTTCTTTTTACTCATAATACAACAATGTTAACTAAACTGTTAAAAGAGTTAATTTGATATTTGATAACTAAATATCGAAGTATATTTGCATCGAACTTGATTCGGAACATTAACACCTCCGATCCGGCGAACTGTCATTCGCCATCATCTTGTCCATTCTCGTGTGAGAAAGACATTAAGCCCAATGTCCTGTAACTTTGGGCTTTTTTTAGTTGCACTTGACAGGGTGCAACTTATAGCTTGTCGATACAGGTCGGCAGGCAAAACGGAAAGGAGGTGTTAATGTGAAAGATCAAGTTCAAAATGAAAGTGGGAAAATCCGCATATTCTGCCGTTATATCATCAAGAACGGTAAAAAGATTTACCCTAAAAGGTCTAAATACTTTTCGTTCTTGGTGTGCGATAAGAAAAGTGCGTGATTTCGCTTTCTATGGGAATGTACAGGCATTCCCTTTCATCTCTACTCCTACTTCTTTTCCTTCCATGATTATATTTCATTTTAAATCGAATATCTTGCTTGAATCCCTAATAGAATCAATAGACATCTTGGCACTCAATTGCTTCATAAATTCAGCAAAATTCATCGCCCGATCCCAACTAGACCATCTATGAGTAATCTCTACTAGTTCAAAGGCATTTAGTAACACCAATTTTTCATTTTTCTCTTTCAGGTCATTTACAGCATTTCTTACTCTGTGATAAAGCTTGCAATTATATCTTTTTGCGTTATACGGTTCCGCACCTTCTCTTGGTTCAATACTACGATATTTAACCGAAAACGAAGGAAGTTTATCTTCGCACATTGCATTATATACATCACTCTCCACCGGGCCATATGGCATAGCATAGAAATTATCAAATATGTCTAAAAGGTCATCGCCTCCATCTTCCTTAGGAGCAGCAGCCAAAAACAGCAGTTTCATGGCTGTAAGTTTAGGAAACGGTTTGCCCTTAATCGTTTCATGATTATCCCGCCACTCCTCAAAAAGATGGAGCATATAATCAAATGCCTCTATTTTATCTACTTCCATAATTTCACTTTACCAATTCAAAATCATACACAAATACATAGGGGTTTCTCTCCCATGTGCCTTTACCGATTATCTTGTCGATTAAGTATGAATAAGCCCCTTGTGGCGTGCAAAAAGGATCTTTTTTTAATGTCGGAATATAATATGCGTCCATAAAATGGGTATCTTCACTGCCGACTTTGCCTTTTATTATTCCCTCTTTCAAACAATCTTCATCTGAAATATCTTGTAACCGTTCAACACGTACATTGGTTATGCGGATTTGGTAGGGCATAAGGCCGGCACGGACAAACATTTTGTTGAAGTATCCGCTTCTTTTAGGCATTATTGGATACCCTTCCTCGTCAAGCTCATAATCAGGAAGATTTCCACAGTCTCCATAGTTCTGTGCCACTGCAACACACTCTCCTTTCCTGTATCTTTTGCACGACTTGTCATATTCAGTTCCTGATACAAAATTTATGTAACAGCCTAACAGCTCATTACTAAGACTAAGACCGTAAGCATAACCCTTCCAGCAAATTCCGCAATTATCCTGATATGTCGGCTGAGGAGTAATTATCCGCCTTGTCTGTGTTTTTAGACCTTCAAGTACGGCTTGGGTGAGTCCGTATTTATCATTGAACATTATTTTCTTCATCTCTTATTCCTCCTTTAATCATCTAACTATCTTTTTTTATATACATAAATTTAATATCAGACTTTTCTCTCATTTTTTTTATTTCTTCGATAATAACTTTTCTAATAAACCAGTATCCACCTGTAAGAAAATAATTTAAACCGCTTACTATTTCTGACTCATACCTCGTTCCTTTATAGATAACTCTATAATATCCACTCCATCCACCATCATGATATTCAAAATTTTGTAAAATATCATTCCTTAATCTTTGCAATAATTTAATCTTCATCTCTTATTCCTCCTTTATAATTTCTTTCATGAAACAAATCCAGTGTGTATTAGAACGTTTGCCGGATATATGCCCGAATATTGGTTTTTCAGGTGTGAGTTTGAGAACTTCCGACACTTTGATGTCGGTCTCGTTCCATTTGAAAATCAAAAATCCTCCGGGTTTCAGGACTCGAAAACATTCTTTAAATCCCTTTGCCAGCATATCACGCCAATCTGAATACAGAGCTCCGTATTTAATTTGTTGGTAGCCTGTTGGCGATGCTTTTTCGTTCAAACGTCCGTACATATCTGCCATCTTTGACTTTCCAGCATTCCTTAATAAGTGAGGCGGATCGAAAACTACCATCGAAAAAGATTTATCCTCATATGGCATATTTGTAAAGTCGGCTTGTATGTCGGGATTTACTTCAAATGATCTACCATCGCATAAATGAGTAGAGACCTTTCGAATGTCTTGAAAAAGAACTCTTTCGTCATGTTTGTCGAAGTAGAACATCTTTCCCCCACAACAGGCATCTAATATCGTTTTTCTCATTGCTATTCCTCCTGTTTATTTGGTAACAAGTCTTCTACATATGCCCATTTTGAATACCCCTGTAATGTTTTTTCAAGAAAACCAATTCCAATGGTATGATGACATGTTTCCATAATTCCGTTGTGACATAATACAGCCAAATAACCACTTTTCGTAGGCATATCGGCAGTAGTATGCCACACTGAATTTATCCGCCAGTTTGCACCATGCTCGAAAGCATCAGCTACTGCGTACTTATCAAAATCTCCAAAGACACAAGATGGGGTTGCTGTTTTGGCATATTCTAATGACCTTTTTTCAATATCTTCTATTTTCATTGTTTATCAATTTTTCTCATTAACTTCAACTAGATGACTGTCTATTTCCTCTATAACCTCAATATCCGCTTGTAAGAATGCTTTATTAGTTGTACGGATATATCCTGATCCGAACTTACCTATCTTGTATTTGTCTGCCGTAAAAACGATATATTGCTTTGCAAACAGAATGTTGATACAGCATTTTAATCGTTCAATCATTGCTCTCCTCCTTTCATAAGTTCTATTTCTCCCATATCTGTATGATTTTTATAATTTATTGAAATAAACTGACTTGTATTCTTTTCAAGACCTTTTCATTTGCGTCGTTATAAAATTGCTTGTTGACCTCGAAACCATATGCCTTTCTTCCCAATGAGGCTGCCGCATACAGGGTCGTGCCGCTTCCTGCGCACGGGTCAATGACAACATCGCCCTTGTCCGTGAATATCTCTATCAACCGTTTGAGAAGCGGGACAGGTTTCTGGCAAGGGTGGCATTTGGGCGTGGTGTTGTCCCTCACCCAGTCGAAGCAGTTGAATATCATTCTCCCGTTGTTGTTGAATTTGGGCAACTTGTCCCGATAAAGGATAAGACCGTATTCGCAGTTGCCGACGACCTTCATGTTTGCTTTCAATACTTGCGCCGAGAAGTCCTTGCGGAAAACCAGCGGTATATAGTGATTTAACCCGTATTTGCGGCCTAACTCTATGAATTTGAACTGCTGTTCGTATTCGCAAAACAGTATCATGCAGGGGGATTTGCCGGCTTCTTTCGGCTCTTTCACGAGCATTTTTGAACAGAAGTGCATGAACTCTGCCGGACGAAACTCGCTGTCGGACGAAAAGAATTGCTTTCCTGCCTTGTCGCTCTCGCCGTTCTTGTTGTCTCCGTCGATATACCATGCGGGGTTGCTGGCGTAGGCGTTGTCTCCTAAGCAGTTTCCGCTAAAACAAATGGAGCCATTTCTGCGTACTAAAAATACGCTATTCTTTTTTAGTGTTAAGCACCATACTTTGCCTGTATAATCTGCAACAACTTTTTTATTGCCGTATTTTATATTGCGAGATAATGGGTTATATTGAAACTGGTACAAATCACCACTGTTTATCTGCTTTGTATATATTTGACATAGTGTCCCTAATTTTAAAGCCACCTCCTGCAATCCCAAGATTAGTTTTTTAGAAATAGAACTAATTCTTATCCCCGGACCATTCTGCGAACTATCTCCAAACGTATAAGACTCCCAAAATATTTTTAGTTTATCCGTAGGCAAATCCAATATCCAACGTGGTATAAACTTATCAGCACTTCTGCCAAATTGTTCAAGATAGCAATACAGTTGTTTTGAGTAGATATTATAGTTTGCACTATCTCTACCTTTGTTTTGGGATTCTGAAAATTTGAATGGTAGATTGCTTAGTATCTTGCGGACTTTATCACGATCACGATTGTGTTGTTTGATACTTACTGTGTAACCTGAACTGCTACATCTTGAATAAGAACCGTCAGCGAGATATAAGCCAAAGAAGCGTAACCAATCAATAGTATTTATAACGACATCTTCGGTGGTGTGCGAATTTAGTGTTTTCCCATTATGTTTTATCTCTACTCCCGGGATAACCACTGTATCGCAATCCGTAAAATCAGTCCAAATATATCCAGACCGTGGTACAGATGAAGCCGCAGTAATATTTTTAGCAAGCCGTATGTTTTCAGTGTTTATACGTTTTCTGTTTCGGATACGTTCTCCAAATTTTAAATTGGGTGTAAACTTTTCAACAGTATAGCACCTATGATTTGCAGATACAAACAAGTCAATGTTTTGGTTTTTGAATTGTATCATGTCCTCATCATTATCTCTCACTATAATATTTGCGATGCCGCTATATTCCATTCTTTGTGTTTGATGATTAAGTGACAGTACTTCATCTTCTGGTAGAATATCAGTATATTTTTTCCAACCGTTTCTTGTGAAGCACTCCGTTTCAGTGTCGTAACAATACGGCACATCTGCTATAATCAGCTGCGCTTTTGGCAGCCCATAGACTTTATAATTCTGGAACGAATCGTTGTAAAGCTCTATGTCTTTCATACTTAACTTTCCTTTTTGCTGTATTTGTCGATAATTTCTTGAATCTGATCGGGTGTCGCTTTCTCCTTTTCACGTAGCTCTCTCTCCCGTTCCTTTTCCTCCTGCCGTTTCTTGTCCTCATAGAACCGCAATAGTTTCTCCCTGTCGGCTCTGAACTCTCGAAGAGACCTTGTTATCACCATAGGGTCGAAAACTCCGTAGAACGTCCCGTAAAGCCCCTGTTTGAACCGCTGGAAGAATACCATGAACTCGGTGAGCTTGAAATCACCATAGCCGGAGATGATGATACGGGCTATCTCCTCGTATTCCTTTTCCGTCATTCCGTCCTTGCGGACTCCCGAAAATTCGGCTAGGTCGAGAAGCTGTATTTCCAGCCACGACTCGGCGATGTGGCCCCCGAACGTCCTCGATACACGGGCTATGCTCGGAGCTTTGCCGATAAAGCATCGTTCGAGGCTCTGGCAATAGCGGCCTTGATTGTCGGGGCTAAAAAGGCAGAGCAGATTCTCCCCCGTCTTGTAGGTTGCCAGTATCTCCCGTTGCCAGCTTGGTGGCGATGGCTTTTGCAAACTCTTCAACTCGCTCCTGTTTAGTCTTTCCGGTAGCAGCTCTTCTATTTTTTTCATACTTTTTCTCGTTGTTTGCCCATGTGGCGAGCCGCTTGGAGAGCTCCCATGTGGGCTGTTTCTCGAATCTCATTTTCGTTTGGGAGGCGTTCATCTCCGACCAATAGTCGAAGAATGCCCGAAGCATTTCTTTCCCGTACTTGTCGGCATAAGGGATAAGGGAATGATAAAAGACTTCTTTCCTTTCGTGCGTGGCGGCGGACGCCGCTTTTTTCTTTATACTCTCGTTAGAGAGTATTTCTTTTTTTTCTTTTTCTTTTATTTTCTTTTGTGGTATTTTCTCAGAGTTTATTGGCATTTCTTCGGAAGAAATAGGCATTTCCTCGGAGGAAATATGTTTTTCCTCGGAAGAAATAAGGGAATATTCGACAAAATCGCATTTCCGATTGATCTGTTTGCAAATGTCCCTGTATCGTTCCTGTATTCCTTTCGATGACAGCACATGTTCCATTTCAAATAATTCTTTGGAAAATAACCCCAGTGCCAGACAGCTCTTAATCACTTCTGATATATATGCCTCTTCAAACCCGGTCTGTTCCGAAATAATGAAGGGCAACTCTTCGTCCCACATCATGTAGTACCCACCCTTGTAGATAAGACATAGCAGGAGAGCATATACCGTCATAGCTTTACCGCCTTGATACTTGATTAACTTTCGTATTCTTATATCTTGAAATGTGTCTATGTCAAAAGGAAAATAGTCCAATCCCATTTTTCTATTTCGTCCCATGTATATTTAGTTCCTATTTTCTTTTTATAAACTCATGAATTTTACTCATAATATGACAATTTCCACTGACGTGAAACGGTTGGGAAACTGTAAGATTGTGCTCATAATTGTTCTTATTTATTACATGGTAAATTTAATATATTATTTACTTTTTGAAAAATATAAACATCTGTAAATCAAATGATTAAACATTTTTTAATTTGTGGTTTCAGTGATTGAAAATGCCCACCCGTTCAGGGTCTTGTGCTTGTCAATCTCACCGGTTTTGCATAGCTCGTTTATCTCGGATTTAAGCGACTGGATAACCACCGACTGTATCTCGGTAAAGCTCGCTGTGGAGGGCTCCTTGTTATTCTTTTTCTTTTCCTCGATAATGGAGGATATAACTTGCTTGGCTATAATCATGGCTATTCTTGTTTTAACAATTCTGGGTTATGAGAATACAGCCGGCAGGTACTTGTGCCGGTAAACGTTTTTCAGATAGGTTATCATTTGGTCGTAGCTCTTGATAAAGCCCTCGTTGATAAGGTCGGCGACTTTTCTTTCCAGCTCGTACAATTCCCGCTGTTTCTTTTCTTCGCCGTATTGGTTGCGGATATTCCTTTCATGCTCGTTGAACACAATCCAGTTCAACGCTTCGCCTACTTTCTGCATGGCTTGGGGCATGAAGTCTTTCCGAACGATCTTTGAAACGGCCGAGCCTAGTTTGTTGTAGGCATCGCCGGCTTCGTTGCGGTACTTTATCATCTCGTCATAGACGAATTTGATTACTTGCACTTCAAATCTTGGATTTAGCCACATCGCAAATTTGACGAACAATACAGGGTGCATCCATGTTCCTCCGCTTTTACCTCTTGATTTTAAATACGCAAGATTCTCCGTATTCAATTTTTCTTCCTCCAACAAAGCATCTATAAATTCTTTTGTGTTTTTATTGGAAAAGAACTCTTTCAAATCCTTTTGCTTTAAATGGGGGGAATTCCCCCTATTTAGATTTGCATATTCATTCCATTGCCTCAACAGCTCTGTGGCGCAAAAAAATCCGTCTTTTGTCCGCTGGGTTACGTTAAATTCACCCATCTTTCTTTTCATCAGTTGGTTCGTTTTCATAGCATTTGTTCTATTGATAATACCTGTTCGCTCATAATACTAAAATTTACATACCACAATAAGGTGAATTTATGATGTTTTCGTTGTGGCAATATGTGCACATAGATGTCATTGGCGAATAAACTCTACCGCATTTAGGGCATATCCAGCCCTGCATACCGACAAATGTCTGCGATTTTTCGAGTCTTGTCATCTCAATAGCTTTTAAGGCATCATCTTCTGAAACTCTACGGTATATATGCCCGCCTGCGCAATCTTCTGCGCTTACCGATTTTATAAATTCTTCTGCTGTCATATCATTTGTTTATTTTAGATTCTTATTTCAATCGAAAAGTGTTTTTGGCTTTTCATCTGGGAGAAACAGCCCATTTACAGCTAATACCTTTCTCATCGCTTCTCGATAAGTAACGCCGTTGTTCGTATAGTTCATGAAGTAATTGTACATCTTGGGGTATAACTCATAGCAAAGTTGAAGCCGGTTGTCGTCTTTGAATTGGCAACCATATCCGCAGAACATACAACCGGTTCGTTTGGCTCCTTTATGGTATATGTCTGAAATTTTCAACCCTCTATCTCTTATGTATGCCCAAATGTCTTCTTCAAGCCAGATAGATAGAGGTAATGACTTTATCGTTTTCCCGTCGAAAGAATTGCAACCTCCTTGTCTTAGGTAACTTTGCTGCCTTAATCTTGACTCTGATGCCATAGTCCCCAATATGGGATATAGCCCTGTATTTTTTTGATACATACGTGACGGTTGTTTCTTTAAAGCGTAACAGCATTTATTGTTTATATCAAATTGCGATCGAATAAATTTTCTATATTTTAAAGGAATTTCACCCTTAAATTTACGCCCTCTTAATAACCCTAAGGCGGCCTTCCCCTTTACCGATAAAGGGTTGTGTTTCCCTGCATATATAGCTTCGCTTACCTCTTTGCTAATAATTGGGAATCCATATTTTTCAAATATCTGTGCAGGCTTTAATGTTGGATATATAATCTCAATGTCATATCCTTCTGTATTTTTAAGTTCTCGGACGAACCTGACTATATCGGGATATTCATTGCCCGTATTGCAGAAAACTGCCTTTATATCGGGTTTGATGATACGGCATAAATCAAGTAGTACGGTGCTGTCCTTTCCGCCACTGAACCCAACGTAAACCTGACCGTTTAGACGTGATACGAATTGGTCTATCACACCGAGGCTGTGGTCTATCTTTTGGCGAAGGGTCCAGCTTTGTCGCTCTCTTAATTCTTGCAAGTCCATATCACTTATTAAAGTTTGATTCAACGACTTTGTATTTAATGGGCAATCCGGAGCAGGTGATAGCGAGAAGGGCTGCGTCCCTTTCTTCTTGGTTGCTGCGGGGTCTGTTAAACTCTATCCCGCTCATCTGGCACAACCGCTTCAATTCCTCATGGGTGATCTTGCCGTATTTACCTTGCCAGCATTTGCGCAAAGGAGATTGCTCTATGACTTTTATTCCGTAATGCCTCAGCATTTCGACGATTTTGCGACCGGTCTCTTGGTTTCGGCCTACGTGCTCGCCTTTCTTGGCTGCGCTCGCCCGTGTGTCTTTCGGTGACAAGTGCCAATTGGATTTGTTTCTCCAACCTGCCTCGACATATACCACGGTGGCATGGCCGAGTTCCGCACCTTCGAACGCCACCGAACGGACGATTTCCAACAACTCCGGGAACGGGTGGCTGTTAACCGTCAGCTTCATGTCGTACTGTCCAAGTATGGCAAGTCCGCTACGCTCAACGTCGGGGTCTATCCCTATCACTACATCGTATTTGAGTTTTCTGTTATATGTGGCTTGTTCTTCCATTATATTTTGTCTTTTTATCAGAAAAGTTTCTTTTGTATCGATTCGCATGATTTGTCCGTGAACAGCTTTCGGAATATGTGGAAAAGGACATCTACGACGATACTGTTACCTGCCATCACATATTGCCGGCTGTCGCTTATTCCCGCATTTTGAATCTTGTTTATGTCCGATTCGCTGACACCCATTAACCGGAAACATTCTCTCGGTGTCAGCCTTCTTATCTTTTCCCGACACAGAAAGTTATTTTCCTGCCACGAGTTGCTTGTTATCGCAGGGCATATCGTGTATGTGCCTCCTTTGTTGAATCCTCTGCTGCGTTGTATTATCTCGGGTTCCGAATATTCCCCGGCGATTATCGAATTGTCGGTCGGAGTTAACGCTCCGTTAGCCCTCAGACAATTGGCTGTGCCATCACCTGTTTTAGGTAACCATAAAAAGCCCGTTCCTTTTTTTCTGTGAGCGATGTTGTGTCTTATGAAACCTTTTATCATCTTCTCGCTCAAAAAATACTTTTCGTCCACGTCGCATTCAAGAATGTCCCTCAATCTCTTTTCAAGGGGCAAGGGTTCCGGAAAATAATACGATTCCGAGTCTCGTGTCGAAATCATGAATACTCTTTCCCTGTTATGGGGAATACCGTAGTCTTTCGCATTCAGAACCTTCGTGTGGTTCGTGTACCCTAATTTGGAAAGGTATTGTTCCCATGCCGATAAAAAACACTTGTATTTCCGTCCGGTAAGGGACTTTACATTCTCCATGAGCAGATATTTCGGCATTTTGTTCTCTATCGCTTTCTCGCATTCCCATAACAGGCTGCTGCGTGTGCCGCTGCCTTTCTCCAATCCCGCCTGCTTTCCGGCCGTTGAAATGTCCGTGCAGGGGAAAGAATATGTGAACAGGTCGAAGTCGGGAACTTTGTCCCAGTCTATATGGCATATATCCCCGAAGTTCCTGTCTCGGTACTGTGGATATACGGCATTATGGGCTTGTATGGCGTACTTATCGATTTCCGACCAGCCGACCAGCTCGTAACCGACTCCGAGCCTGTCGAGTGCCATGCACTGGCTGTCATATCCACTGAATGCTGTAAAGACTTTTAATTGCATATCTTTTTCTCTTTCTGTTCGGCAGGCGGGATTCGAACCCGCATGATAGGAGTTTTTCTAAGACTTTCACTTAGTAGTTTTAATTGTGAGGTTGCGCTCACTGTGCGATACTTTCGTATGCCTAAACTCGGAGGAGAATTGTCAAGCGGTAATTTTTATTTTACGGCTACGCCTATACAAGCTGTGCCATTGCCAACCTATCTATAAGAGCTACACTTTATCGTATACCAATTCCGACACTGCCGATACCAACTAAAACACTTATGGCTAATTTCTCCCCGCAGTTCCTACTACCGTATGGTGCTCGACCACGTACCCGGCTCGGCTTGCGGGAATTCCAACATTATGTCTTATATCAGGTCTATGATTTTGGTTTTCACGATTCCGTCCAAACGCATGTCTTTAAGACCTTGTCTCATGTGTTCCTGCATGAGGCGGTTGGCTTCGGTGATGTCTTTGGCACAAACGAGGTTGTAGTACTTCGTTTCCTTTTCATTGCCGTTGTCGTCGATGAATATGTCTATCAACGTGGCTTTGTAGAAGGGCTTGTCTTCTTCCTTTTCGTTGACTATCTCGATGACTTTCGAGCGGGTGATAGAGAATACATCGCAATTTCCGTTGTATTGTTCCAGTCCTTTGGCTTCGGCCTCGGCAAATAGTTCTACATCGGTGATGAAGTGTTCGACGACTTCTTTCATCTCTCCTTTGCTGTTCTCTTTTTCTACTTTCAGTTTGATTTCGTAAAACATCGCTTTTATTTTTTATCGGTTAAAACTTCTTTTAACTTGGGATTCCATGCCACATTCATGCGGACATCACTGTTGCTATTTAAAATCTCGTTTTTATCCATTGTATTTCTTATTTATTTGTCTGACTTTATTTCTCATCAATCTTGCCAGCTCTTTATGCCGGTAGTCGTCCGATTGTTCAAGAGCTTTTGCCGCTCTTTCCAGCAGGCTGGTGATTGACCGTATTTCATAGTCTTTCATGAATTGATTATTTCATTGACTAATTCATCGGCTTCGCATATCCTTTCGGCTATCTTCTTGAAGGTGTTATCATCTGGATATATCCGTCTGATAAACATGGAGGGTTTCTCGAACGGGTTATATACGATGAAATCGCACCAATCGGCTTCAACGCACATGAGTTCGGACATGATTTGGTAATAGTACTTAGGCTCCGTGGACAGGAGGGTATCGTTATCCTTTATCTTGTGGAAGTATTTGGCATATGTGGCTGTTCCCACGCTTTTTATCTCGATTACCCCTTTCTCCCGCTTATTCTCATCGTAATAATATCCGTCGGGGCTGGCTGCGAAATGGGAGATGGTGGGGTGTTTGCATAGTCCTACCTCGACGACACGGCGGCCTGTTTTAAGTTCGTATATGTGCCGGGCATCGGGCTCGTTCTCCGTTCCCCATCGCATTTGCTTGGTTGATATGTCGGTCTGGGTAATATAGTCGGAGAAAAAACCATCGTCGTTTATCATAGCCGGGTTGAGCATGCGCTCTCCCGCTACTTGGTAAATATAGTTCATGGCGCATTCTCCGACCCCGTTGCCACTCCGATTTGTTTTCATCAGGTCGCCTATGCGGCTTCCCGTGAAACAACCGAGGCGTTTCCTGTACCATTCAAGAGTCCTTTGCGCTTCCATCGTCGAACAGTGTCTGTTTAGTTCCTTCCTGATTGATTCCCTCTTTGACTCCGGCTGCTTCTCCGGCTATATCTTTGAATTTGCTGCTTTTCGTGCCTCGGTATGGCTTCATAATCTCATCTACCGTCGTATCTCCATCTTTGAGGGATTGATGAATACCGGAAAGAAGGGCAATCTCATTGCTTCGTATCTGGGTGATAGTCTGCTTGCCGCACAATTTTATAATCTCCTCCTCGGTGATGTTGTACTCGTTCTTGAAGAATTCAATCCATTCTGCTTTTGCTTTTTTGAGTTTGTCTTCGTTTGACAGGTCGCCTGTTATAAAATTCTGCGCTGACCGATAGACTTTATCCGTTATGCTCTTGGGTATGACCGAAAAAACAGCATTGCGGTAGGCTATTGCGTTGGCCGCATTGCCGGTTACGGTTATCATGTCGTCGGAATACCGTTTGCCGTACTTGTCGATTATGGACCGTCGAACCTCGAATGCGCTTGCCACATTCGTTTCCAAATCCCACGCCGTACCCCGGCTTATAATTTGACGATCGGTAATTTGTACGACTTTGGCCTCTGTACGCATGTTCCCCCAATTCGATACGATTATCTTGGCAAGATGGACAGAAGGGCCGGTAATGGGTTTATTTCCCCGTGGAAGGGCATAACCGCAGGATTGAGCCGTCTCCTTGTCCATTGTCGCCATGACGATGGAGTTATCTATACTCCGCCTAATGTCTCTCGGATATTGCTTGGCCGTGGCTACTTGCGAATCTACATTTGCCCGTTCGAGGACGTCTATTTGCATGACTTGTGGCTGTGCTTGAACCTGTAATACTTCGTACTCTGACATATTTTTTTGTTTAAAGGGTTATGTTTCTTTTATACACCGCATATCCTCCCGGACGGGCGGTGAATATGCTTGATTTATATGGAACTATAATTTATTTCTTATCGGTTTGTTGTTGCCCTGCAAGAGCCATCGACGACAGTGCGAACAGGGATATGCTTATCACCAGTTGCCAAAGGTTGGCGTTGATGAGCGAAGCGACTACCCCGAATATCGAGGAAAGCATAAGCAGTATGGCGAGCAGGGTAAATAACTTGTAGAATATCATGACTGTTATATTTGGAAATTACCGTTAAACTCAAATTCTTCATTTCCACATTCGTCGAATACGGTTACCGTGTATTCCGTATCGATGTAGCCACTGTCGGAACGTGGCGTTAAATAGTCGCCGTTGTCCCACTCCTTGTGATTGTATGCGTCGTAATGAATGCGGACGTCGGCGTTTTTGTCGATCAAATCTATTTCATAGTTTATATCTCCGTCGAGATAATGACCGTCCATGTTTTCTCCTATATGGTCGTCAAGAAAACTTTCTACCTCGTCCTGTATGTTTTTTAGTTTCTGAATATCGGCTTTTACCATAGCGATAGCCGTTTTGTAGATGTCCGTGGCATCGCACATGAGGTCTTCCCGGTATCGACGCATGCTCTGCCAGTCTTTCGGGTCGCAATCTTCGAGGTAGGATTTGGCTATTTCTTCCTCGTTCATCGATAGTATCTGGCTGGCGACCTCGTAGTTTTCTACCCCGCCTCCTATATAAAATTCCTTACATTTCAATTTGTAAGGGGAGTTGTCGTATTGGTCGTTGAAATCTTCCCTTGCCTTGTCGTATCGTTTCTCGATTGTTGACCGTGGGATAATACAGGTTGTGTTCATGTTATTAAGGGGCTTATTTTATACAGGCGAATTTGATTACATCGTAAGCATTACAATACCATCTTCCGTTTTGTCTATCTGACGGTTTCTTCTCTGCACGGATAGACCCATTCCCAACTAGTTCAAATAGTCGGTTTCGGCTTCCTACTATTTTTTCAGCTTCTCGTTGACTAAATGTTTTGTCGTTTAGTACAATCTTTAAAATGGCTTCATTTAACATAGTTAATCATTAAAAAGGTTGTTATTGTGTGCATACTGGATAAATTCGGATTTCTCGTGAATCCCAAGTTTCAGATATACAGACTTTATGTGATTTTTTACCGTGTGAGGGGAGATATACAGTCGTTCTGCTATCTCGTCGTTGCTGATTCCATCGTACACCAAGCGCATTACCCTAACCTCCGCTGCGGATAGGCGGCTGTTGAACTTTGCTCCGCATATTTCACCCTCGTAGCGGCACTCGCCCCTCAACGGGCAATGCACCTTCTCGAAGTTGAACTTACCCGTCCGTTGTATGTCCAACGCCGTGTGGTCAAGGTTACCGAAGTTGCACTTCAAGAAACGCCGCACCATCAGGTAATGGAAGTAAGGAACATTGTTCACACTTCTGCTGTAACATTCCGATAGGGCATTGTATGCTCCCGGATACCACTCCCTTATAGTGGCTACCATCTCTCGGATGAAGTCTGTGTCGCTATCAGTAACTGGCTTCACGCTACCGTCTGGATATTGACAGAGCAACTCACCGTCCGCCATGTAAAATTCCATGTCTTCCATCGCTTTATGACTCTTAATCGAACAGTTCTTCTTCGGGGATTCCGGTCAGTTTCGACAGCGTGGGAAGGTGCTTCTCGTCCGCTGGGTGCATACCACGTTTTGCCCAGTTTATCGCAGTGCCGAACGATACTCCGCACTCGTCCACAACCCTCTTCAAAAACTCGGTCTTGGGGCTGGTGGTTTTGGGAAGAGATTCATAATAGTCCTTCAAGGTCATTTTTATCCCATTATCGGGCAGAATGTTTGATTTTACTACGGCTTTCATTATCTTTGCTTCGTTAAGATTATTATTATAGTGCAAATATATCCCTTATTTGGATAAAATGGATATTTTATTCATTAAATATCCTTAAAAGGGATAATAAATTGATTTTTATGGATACTAATCCTGTTTTAAGACTGAAGTTGCTGAGGACTCACGAGAATCTCACACAGCGACAAATGGCTGCCATTCTTGAAGTCGGTCAAAACACGTATTCAAGAATGGAGAACGGAGTGACATCCTTTAAGGATTCGTATAAAAAGATACTGGAGGAAAAATTTAACCTTACCACAGGGTGGCTATCAGGAGCGGATGTCCCGATGATTAAGGAGGAAGAAAAACAAAAAAGCAAGCAATACACCCTCAGTAGCAACATAGGCATGGTTCATGAATCAGAATGGAATGCGCTAACTCCACAAAAAAGCTACACACAAGGTGTGCCTTATTACAATGTCGATTTCATCGGCGGATTCGACATCGTTCTGAACGATCAGACTACCACGCCCGAATACCTCATTAACTTTCAGAAGTACAACGAAGCTACATGTTGGTGCAATGTCACTGGACATTCAATGGAGCCCGAAATAACACATGGCGATATAATAGCTCTAAAGGAAATAGAGGATGCTTCTTTTCTACCTTATGGTGAGGTTTACGCTATTGTCACAACCAACAATATGAGAACTATAAAAAGGATAGGTCCTGCATCCAACCCAGATAGTTATTCTTTAATTCCAACAAACAGATCTCCTGAATACGGAATACAAGAACTACCGAAAAATATGATAAGACATGTATTCCATGTACTCGGATGTATGAAGCGATTATAAAGACAAATATGTAATCATCTATGGATTTCAAAGACTAAAATTTGAGTCATGAAAATTTCTAAAGAAGGAATCGCTATAACTAAACGTTTCTTTGAAGCTATTGATATGCTCAAAGCACAGAAACGCATTCGTGGGCTTAAAACATTCACGAGGAAGCACAATATAACTCGTACTAATATAGCAAATGTGAGAAAAAATCCAGACCGTAGTGTTTTGAAGCCCGAATGGATATATTATCTTGTTTATGATTATGGGATTTCATTGGAATGGATAATATTCGGAGAGGGGTCTATGTTTGAATAAATATTCTAAAACTTGTCTTTTGATGGTGCGTAATCCTTTGCTTTTGTCTGAAAATCAAATATTTATATATGTTTCTGAAATCAGCTTCCCAAGCTGAGGGTCGCGAGTTCGAGTCTCGTTTGCCGCTCGATGAAAACGGTCTCTTGAATGTTCAAGAGACCGTTTTTGTTATTTCTTCATTCTCACTTCATAGAGATCGTTGCGGCGATCTTTGA